TGACCGTACCATCGCCCAGGTTAGCATTGACATCTGGGAATATTATAAAGGAGGGTGCGGTATTTTGTTTTAATCACTTAACTAAAATGAACTACTACAATGAACACGATCCAAAAGCAGCCGCATGGCTCAGAGAACTTATCAAAGCTGGACTCATCCCGAACGGTATTGTCGATGAGAGATCAATTACCGAAGTCACTCCAAGGGACTTGTCAGCATATACGCAATGTCATTTCTTCGCTGGTATCGGAGGTTGGAGTTACGCCTTGCAGCTTGCCGGATGGACAGCAGATAAGCCAGTCTGGACAGGATCTTGCCCATGTCAGCCTTTCAGCACAGCAGGCAAAGGACTCGCCCAAGCAGACGAACGACACTTGTGGCCAGTCTTCTTTAATCTCATCAAAGAGTGCAGACCTCAGCATGTCTTTGGCGAGCAGGTTGCAAGCGCAATTGGGAAAGGATGGCTTGATGGAGTATCGTCAGACCTGGAATCAGAAGGTTACGCCTGCGGGGCGACCGTATTGGGCGCACACAGCGTCGGCGCACCGCACATCAGACAAAGACTTTACTGGATGGCCAACGCCGAAAGCATCGGAAGCGGACAAGGAGAGCCGGACACCAGAAGGAGCTTTGAGGGAGGTGATGAGGAACAAAGGTCCATCAGTATCCGCAATGGCGCAAATGGTAGCAGGTTTTGTGAAGCTGGCTGGAAGCGAGTCGTCCACTCCTGCGAATGCGACGAAGACGGGAACTGTCCCGAATGTGGAATTGACTTTGCAGACTGCGGATGTTTCGGACCAACTCAAGACGGAGTTGAATACGAGGAGTTCAATGGTCTCCTCTTTGGCCGGATGGCCGACAGCGAGCAGCAGGGACTGGAAGGACTGGAAGGACAGTCCCGGCATGGCGACAACGGGAGTCAATCCAGACGGCTCAATCAGGACACGATTAGACCAACTGCCGAGAGTGGCGCAAATGGTTTCTGGTCTGACTCCCAACTCATCCCCTGCCGAGACGGAAAAACCCGTCGCATTCCAACTGAACCCGCATTTTTCCCGCTGGCTCATGGGCTTCCCGCCAGAGTGGTGCGACTGCGCGGTTATGGCAATGCAATCGTTCCCCAAGTCGCAGCGGAGTTCATCCGAGCGTTCTACGAAACCCAAGAAGATGAAGATTTCTGCTAAAACACCACCCGCCCCAAGAAACCCAGAAGATTTCTGCTAACCACCCCTCACCCCTTCACCCAACACACAACATGATACCCTTCCCCACAGCAACTCAGTCCCGAGCATCCTCCGCAGCCGCATCACTCAGGAACAAGCTACAAGAAGAACTCACCGAAGTTGCAGACCGCATCAACGAGACCACCAGCATCGGGCAACTAGAGCTGACCATCATCCGAGCGATCAGCACCCAGGCGACTGAGTTCCTGTCCGATCTAGGATACAAAGTGGTTCATCACACTCGGCTGGATGGTCCAGTCCAAACTACAATCAGTTGGTAATAACTAACCGACCAACCGACCAATCGACCGACCACCTCATGCCCGCCTTCCAGAAACACGACCTCACCAATCGCAAAATTGGCTACTGGACCGTGCTCCATGAGAACAAGACCTACCGCAGCCAAGTTCAACGCACCTACGCACCTGGCTCCATCGCTCCGACCTTCTGGGTGTGCAGGTGCGTCTGCGGCAAGATCAAGTCCGCAGTTCGTGGTTCAGTCCTGATGGATGGGCGATCCCAGTCCTGCGGATGCCAACGGAAACACACCCTCAAGCGACAAGCATCCCAGAACCAAGACTTTTGTTAATTCGACCCCTCGAAAACAAATTCTCTTGACTCCTGTAATCCACGATCTTAAAGTTACCGAACCATGAGACCGCCCTTCTACGACAGCCTACTACTTGCAGTCAGCGTCACGCTACTTGTCGTCAACTCTCTGTTGTTCGTCACGTCCTGCGCCACCCAAACGGAGAACGACAGGCTCGCCCGCATCGGCGACGTAGCGCTCGCTTACGCAGAGCAAAGTGGTAAGATCTCTCCAGAAGACGCAGCCCTCGCCCGTGAAGTGGGGAAACTGGTTCTGACCAAAGACATCGCCGCCACCGCAGTCGAAACCTCAACGAAGTAACTCTATGGCAAAGAAAGCAGCAACCAAGAAGTCAGCCTCCAAGAAGCCCAATCTGTCGGTCGGACGTGGCGAGAAGCTACCTGTCTCCAAAGGAGCCGGACTCACAGCAAAGGGCCGCGCCAAATACAACGCAGCCACAGGCTCGAATCTGAAAGCCCCAGCTCCGAAACCCAAGACCGAGAAGGACAAAGCCAGGAAGAAAAGTTTCTGTGCTCGATCCGAAGGTTGGACAGGTGAACGAGGCAAAGCAGCTCGTAAACGCTGGGCCTGCTAAACAATTTCCACGGTCCCGTCTTTTCTCATCCTTAGACGCGGATGCTTTCTCCCAAAGCACGCACCATCCAGCCCTGTGCGCCGAGTCGGAGCTAGGTGTCCTTTATCCTCCAACTTGCATCTGACCGTATGCAAGAGGCTCCGCCAAAGGCTGGACACGGTCACATTCAGAAAGAGTCTTGACTACGACTCTCAATAAGTCGAAGATCGGAAGCCATGCCCACTTCTCCGCTTGTAGCTGACGCTAATCAAATCGCAATATCCATACCTCCTGTCGTCTCACCAGATGACAACGAGATTGTAAAGCGTCGGTTAAAGAGCGCGTCCGATCTGGCTAATCTTTATCAGAGCTTATTCAACGAAGATCTGGAATCGAGCCGGAAAAGATCCATGGTGGATGCTGCGATTGGTGGAGAAGCTCCCTACGATCCACGGAAAGAACGAAAACTAGGCACTCTGGGCCGCTCAAATATCAACTTTGGCATCCTGCTTCAAAATGTTGAGGAGGCCCAAATGCCTTTTTTCAGGCTTCTTGAGAGTCTTGATACCCTCTGCACGATGCCGTTGAAGTCTGACTTCGCCGACGAAGAGACACGGCAGATGTGGGAGCCAGCTATCGCTGAAGAGTTCTCGAAAGTCATCAAGAACTGGGCGTCATTCCACCCTCGCTGGGGGCAACTCAGCCTGCTGTACGTCATCGACGGCATTGGTTTCACTTTATTTTCGGACGGGATCGACTGGAGATGGCAGGTCAAAGGGCTCCAGCATCTCAAGTTCCCTCGCGATGCCGAAGCCGATGTGAACTATCTCGACGTGGTCGCTATTGAGAGCAAGATGCGCCCCGACGAGCTTCTGAGGAAAGTCCAGGCTGAAGACAAGCTCCCAGAAGGCGACAAGCGCTACTGGAACAAGCAGGCAGTCATAGAGGCTGTGAAGCAGACCGCAGGATCGAGTTCGGTCAACACCAATAACCCCGAGGAGGTAGTGGACGCTTGGAAGAACAACGACATCTCCTTGAGTATGTCCGGCGTCACCGTCAAAGTGATCCACGGCTACGTCCGTGAAACAGACGGCACAGTCAGCCACTACGTATCCCGCTACGACGGCGTCGGGGATTTCCTCTATGTCTGCGAAAGCAAGTTCACCGATGTCAGCCAACTGATGACCGCATTCATTGGCAATGTCGGTACCAATGGAGATTTTCATTCGATTCGCGGACTCGGTTACAAGATGTTTGCTCCCACGACCGGGCAGAACCGAGCCATCAACAAGTTCCTTGATGCCGCCTTTACGGCAGCAACACCCCATCTGACAACCGACAACGAGGACGCCAATGTCGAGCAGTCCATTGTTCAGATGGGGCCATACAATATCATGGCGAAAGGGACAGCGTTCCAAGAAACGAACCTGCCTGACTTCAGCCAGACCCTCATCCCAGCGCTTTCGACCCTCGGGCAACTTACCAGCTCACGGGCAGCAGCGTCTTCACCAGTCTCATCGAGCGACGTTTCCCGCACCCAGAAGACCAAGTTCCAAGTTCAGACGGAGACCGAGCAGAAGGGGGCTCTTCAATCCAGCAGCTTCGTGAACTTCACCGTCGCGTGGCAACGTCACCTTCAGTGCGTGGCTCGACGCATCTGCCGCGAAGACTATCAAGCCACCGACCCAGGCGGCAAGGAAGCGTGGGAGTTCCGTAACCGACTTGTTCGTCGCGGAGTTCCGCTCGAAGCACTCAACCACATCGACTTCATCTCCATCGAAGCCAACACAGGTCTCGGGAAAGGCAGCTCGAACGAGCGCCGCACCATCGTTGACGCGCTCAGTGAACGAGTCGGCCCTTTCCTCGACCAGAAAGGCCAGCAACTGCTCCAACGCTGGACCGTTTCCGCCTACGCAGGCCCGCAGATCGCCAAGCTACTCGTTCCCGACCAGCCCGGTCTGCGCCCGCCAGTCGATGCGACGATTGCACAGATGGAGAACAGCCTCATGTCGATGGGCCAGCCGCCATCATTCGAGCCGAACCAAGATCATGTGGTCCATCTCGACAAGCACCTCCAGAGGCTCTACGAAGTCAACACTCAGCTTACCGAGATGCAGATCGAGCTGCGTCCAGCCATTGACCAGATGCAGCCTATCTGGGAGCACAGCATCAACGATCACCTTCCGATGGTGAACCAGATGAACCCTGACTACAAGCGGTTCAAAGAAGCCCTGCAACAGCTTGGCGAACTCATCAAGAACTCCCGCAAGCACCTCGACGCCGAAGACAAACGGGCCGCAGAAGAGGCCGGGGAAGCCGAGACCGAGATGTATGGTGGCACGCAACCCGGCCTGTTCGCAGCCGCCGTCGATGCCAACGCCCGCGCAGCTCAGAAAGACATGGTCGATATTGAAAAGACCCGCGCTCAGATCCAGATGGACCAGCAGCGTCACGCACAAGAGATGGCCGCTACCGACGTTCGACTGGCTCTTGAGGTCGAGAAAGCCAAGCAGCAGAAAAACAAACCATAGGCTTGACGTGTCGGCGGATATTCGGTAAACTGAAAGTGAAATGATTTCCACCTCCCTTCCCGACAGCGACGAGCTTCGCCGTTTCCGTAAAAACGAGAACGCTGTAGCTCGTTTAGCCGAGCTTCTGAGCGACCCAGTCATGCGCCAAGCCATCGACATTGTGGCGAGGCTGGCGATCCCTAGAACACTTCCAGACTCAACAGCAGGTCTTCACCCAGACACCAACACAGCGCACCACATGCACATGCTTATTGGTATCAGCCAGGCTATCAGCAAACTCCAGAAGATGACGACACCGATCTTGCAGGGGCAACTCGACGATGAGGACGAGATCCACCGTGAAGAGTTCCAAGACTATGCGGACAAGATTACCAAAATGAACATCATCAAATGAACAAAACCCAGCAACCCTTGCAGTTTATTGGCAGTGTCATTACTGAATCTGAGGTACTCGGCGATCTATCTGAGTTCAAGCATACTGAATCAGTTCATACGCTTGATCAAAAAGACGGCGGTAAAACCCTTATAAATCAAATAAATAGCTTAGTCGATACCTCTTCCCGAAAAATGTTGTATGAGAAGCCGCATGAGAGGTATAGGCACACAACAGCTTTGCTTAACATGTTGTATTTATTGAAAAAGAGACCCCTAGCAAGTCTGAACGAATCTTTGGACAACATCACCCAGTACGTCAAGGCGTCCAGTCCTTTTCACTTAGACACTTTCAAAGCCCCAGTAATGCCACAGTAAACTTCCTAACTTATGCCAGAAGCACCCACAGCCCAAGCACCTGCGCCATCCGCGCCTTCGTCACCCCAACAAGCCCCAGCCGCGCCTACAGGACCATCCAACGGGATGGATTTGATGGCGAAACTGTCTAATCTAGGCCCGAAACCCGGATCTCAGCCTGAAAAACCGCAGGAACCGACGAAAAAAGCATCTAATCCCCCTGCTTCTGACCCTAAAAAGGTAGAAACCAAGCCTGCTGAGTCGAAAAACCCATTCGATCTGGACGTCGTCTCAACGGAAGACCCGAAACCAGAGCCAAAAGTCGTTGAGGAGAACGCTCCGCAGGAACTGAAGCCGGAGGCTCAGACCAAGTGGAAAGAACTCAAATCTAAAGCCACAGAACTCGACCAGATCAAGCCGGAGTATGAGGCTTTGAAGGCAGAAGTCGCCAAACTTAAAGAGACTCCGAACAAATTGCCTCCAGAGATCGAGTCAGAAATGACCGAGTTGAAGCGGTTCAAAGCCGCCTACGACGTGGAGAACACACCCGAGTATCAAGACTCCGTGCTTCAGCCTTACGAGAAGAACATGGGGCGTATCGCTGAGGTGGCCGACTTCGCAGGCGTCCCGATGGAGCGACTCGAAGCCGCTTTGAAAGAAGGCAACACCCTCGCTCGCGCCCGAGCCATCAAAGTAGCTCTCGAATCTAACCTAGACGGTCCTGAAATATCCTCAGAAGAGATTGGCATCGTCGTTCGAGCCGCCGATGAGCTTCATGCCAACGTGTTTCCCAAAGATCGCGAACTTCGCGACAAAGCCTTGGAGATCCAGAACTCGCTGAAAGGCCAGCAGGAAACACTGACCGCCAAACAGCAAGAAGCCCGTGAGCAGGCTCTCCAGACCTCCGCATCCGAGCTTTACTCAGTCATGGAGGCCAAGCTCAAACCAATGGGTATCTTCAATAATCAGGATCTTGTCGAAGCTCTCAAGACTGCTAGACCAGCCGACCCCGCTAAAGAACCGATGACGGCTGTCGGTCAGGCGATGTCTGCGAAACTGGTGCCTGTTCTCGTTGGAGAATACAACAAGCTCGCCACCCAGCTCAAAGAAGCCAAGGCCGCTCTCCGCGCCCGAGGCGAAGCCGGAGCAGGCCCAGGCGAAGGCGGTCGTCAGTCTGAGAGCAAAAAGACTTCCGACGAACCGGATGAAGGTCGCTCACTACTCAGTGGTCTGAGCGCCTTGACTCGTCGGTAAGAACAAATCTCAACCAAGAAACCCACAAAACCAATATGACCAGAGACGAAGCCATTATCGCCGCTAAGACATTCCGCAAAGATGCGGACGCACTTCTTCAGCGCATGAAGGAGCACCGCAGGAGTCTGCTTGCCTGCCACTCCATCGACGCAAAAGAAAGTGACCCTGAGCGGTTTTTGGAACCACAAGAAGTAATCGCGCAGCACACGCTCAGCATCCGCGACCTTGAATCCTGCATCATGCGTCAGGGCATGGCGCTGAAATACATCGGCAACCCAAATCCCTACCCAAACTCGAAAGACCCAAGCAACACTGTCGTCGAGCCTACGGCAGACGGTTTGAAGCTGTAGTCACCAACGTGTTGTTTCGGAGCCCCGTTGCGAGAAATTGCAGCGGGGCTTCTTTTTGACTTGATTCCAGCATCAGATGGTGTAGTATTACCTCGAAGCTGGAGATGTTGGTGCAAGTCCAACCGGGACCGATTGGTCGCGTCGTCTAAAACGTAGGACACCAGCGCTTCTTTTCCATGAAACTCAGCCACACTTTCCGACCGACTAACCCCTGATAGGGGTTGGTTGTGTTAATCGGGTGGTAGCTCAGCTTGGTAGAGTACGGCGCTTGGAACGCTGTGGTCGTCGGTTCAAATCCGGCTCACCCGACCAAATTTGCATAGGTTAGAAATCTGTATCACGCGGCAGTCTTTTGGCGAGTAACCTTTTGATCTGTGACAGTCGTGCTCTGTTGAGTTCTCACTGCCGTAAATACCTCACCACACTGAAAGCACCCAGCGGTGACAGAGACCCCGTCACCCCATAGAAAAGCCGCACACTGCCAAGTGCGGTCTTTTTATTTGCGATTTTGTTGTTGACTATTCTCAACACATGTTACAAACTGCCTACGAGCATAAATCCGCAGCCTGCGGTCAAACCCAGCTCAGTTTGAGGTAAGGCACAATTCAAAGAGCGTTTTCATAGTTGGGTAGCTCCCCGACGCAAGCAACGAGACTTTCCGGTCTCTGTTCTGTGTCGGCCTCTTTACGAGAGCACCCAAAGCAGCAGGGACGGATAAAACCCAAAATCCATCCACCACTACTATGGCTGACAACATCAATCAGATGTTCGCTGAAGACGCTTCCCGCATCCAAGGCGACGTTTACTTCATTCAACGCGATCAAGGTCGCGTTTCCGCACTCATCAAGAAGGACACCCTGCCAGAAGGCATGGGCCACAACTTCACAACTCCCGTCGTCCAGCGCTCCAATCGCACTGGCGGTTCCGGCTGGGTTGAGGTGAGTGATCCGACAGGCGCAGAAAATAACTGCGTTCCTTCTCCTGGCACCACGACCTCTGCAATCGACCTCCTTAGCTGGACGGCGAGCAAGCGCGTCGAGCGTTCCGACACCATCTGTCTTGACGACGCATGGGCCGCTTACGACTTCGGCGAGCAGGTCATGCGCAAGCGTGAAGAATTCGTCAACACCATCGTTGACCTCTGGGAAGACCGCGACAAAGACCGCTTCTTCCACTACGCAGGTCACAAGATCGTCTTCAACAGCTCTCTGACCGAAGGCAACTCCACCACGATGCCTGCCACGGCAGCTACCTCCCAGATCACTCAAGGTTTGCTTGATAGCATCCGTAGCCGTGCCATCCGTGATGGTGCCGGACGTGAGCCTTACGCCATGAAGAACGGTGCTCCGCTTCTGCCTCTCATCCTCTCCGATGAAGCACAGCGCACACTGCTTCTCGGTGACGCCAGCATCCGCAGCGACTTCAACTTCGCTGAAATGGGTAAAGGCTCCGAAGGCTCGAAGATCCTCCAGCGCTGGGGCGTTGACACCGGATACGGTGGCTACCTCCACATCATCGACACGAAGATGCCTCGCTACAACTTCACTGGTGGAGCCTGGGTCGAAGTGCCATTCTACACCACAGCTGCGGCCACCATCGGCACCAAGCTGGTCCTCAACCCAGCTTACCTCACCGCCGAATACGAAGACGCCTATGTCTGGCATCCAGACGTGGTGCATCGTATGGTTCCGAAGACCCGCACCACCGTCGGTGCCGACACTCGTTTCGGCGGGTTCGACTACAACGGCACGGTCAAGTGGACCAACATCCCAAGCCTCGACAACAACCCTCTTGAGAACCAAGGCCAGTGGTTTGCACAGCTCTACGCTGCCTACAAACCAATCAAGGTTCAATACGGTTACGTCATCCGCTTCAAGCGCTGCCCGAACATCGTAACCAGCCCTTGCCCTAGCTACGCATAAATGCTAGGTAGGTAACACCCCTCGGGCGGAGCTTAAACTCTCCGCCCGAGGTTTCCTCTTAAACACTATGGAAGATCTACCACCCGCTATGTCGATGGACGAAGAAGTTGAGGACGAGTTCTCCTTCAACGTGCCAACCAATTTTTCTCCACCTGAAGGCTACGAAGAAGGCAAGCCCTTCGAGATGGTGGCCTCCTTGACCATGGAGAACGGTCGTCTCAAAATCAATTCACTCAATGGCGCAAAACTTGCGGCTGAGGAAGATGAAGTCGAAGACGAAACCGGAGAAGCTGAAGCAGAGGTCGCTGAAGAAGCACCTATGGCTCCAGACGGCGGTGAAAGTCTTATGAAAGCCCTTGGAACTCTTGGATAATGACGGTCTCACCATACGCATCCCAAGCTAAGATAGCGGCTGCTCTAGCAGTCACCGGGTTGTCGTATATGCCGCAGACCAGACAACAGTTGCTCCAAGCTGTCGCTCTCGCCTTTGCAAATCGAAACGCAGGCGGGGGCGATCCCCAAACCAATCTCTATAATGCGCTTGGCGGTTCACCGCTGGCAACGAGTGATCAAGCACTCCTTCAACAGAACCTCGTACTCGCAGCTACTACATGACTGTTTCTCCGTTCGCATCTCAGGTTAAAATAGATGCAGCCCTCACTGCTCTTGGGGCCGATTTGATCGGTCAGACCGAGCAGCAACTGCTGCAACAACTTGTTGTGGCTGCGGCTACAGCATCAGGCGGCGGTGGAGGTGGCGGCTCAGTCGCTTTTTCAGCGATCACAGGAAGTCCTACAGATAATACAAATCTAGCAGCAGCGCTAAATGCCAAACTTCCGGTAGTTAATCCTAGCGCGACCGGAGTGTTAACAGTAACCGGAGTCAGCGAAGGTGAATCTCCATCATTAGTGCTAGTCACTCAGAATATCGGAGCTGACTCAATCGCTACTTTCACACCAAATTTATCTCCTAGCTCTTTTCAATATACCTGTCCGGCTGAAAGTGGCACCCTACTTACGGACAACTCAATAATCCAAGGAACGCAGTTAGCTGATACGACCGTCCCCACATCAGCACTGCAAAACCCAGGTATTGAAATCAACGGTACTGGCGTCAATCTCGGAGGGTCAATTACAGTTACGGCTAACTTACCTGCTGGAGGAACCACCGGACAAATTCTAGCTAAACAATCCAATGCTGACGGCGATGCCGACTGGGAGACACCTCCTTCACTCGGTCCAGACGTTCGACTTTATACCGCTGACGCAACGTGGGACAATCCAAGTCCGTCCACAGCTCGCCGAGTCTATGTACGTCTCGTCGGTGGCGGCGGCGGTGGCGGTTCAGGTCGAAAAGGTGTCGCAGGCGTAAATCGTTTTGGCGGTGGTGGGGGTGCGGCTGGCGCTGTCACTGAATTTTGGACGTTGACAACAGAACTGGCGGCTACACGGCCCGTCACAGTAGGAGCTGGAGGTACTGGTGGTGCAGCAGTATCTGCCGATACCACTAACGGAAACTCTGGAACGGCTGGAGGTAGCACTACGTTTGCCGGGATGACGGCAGTAGGTGGCGAATTTGGAGTTGCTGGCGGCAGTGGCTCTGGAACGGCTGGAGCGGCGGTGGCTAACTCTTGCGTCGCTGGTGTTAGCAGTGCCAGCAACGGCGCAGGCGGAGCAGGCGGAGCAGTGGCTGGTGCAGCCGCAGCAACAGTCAATACCGCCATTCCAACTGGCGGCGGCGGAGGAGGAGGACTTGATACATCAAACACTAACCGAGCAGGTGGCGCTGGTGGCCCTATCGGTGCGTCAGGCACCATTACAGTATTGGCTGGTGGCACTGGTGGTCTTGCGGCTGGTGGCGCAGGTGGTAATGGCAACGCGGGACGTGGATCTGGCACTGGCGGTGGTGGTGGCGGATCAAACAATGCAGCCGCAGGAGGAGCCGGAGGCAATGGCGGCGGATTCGGTTCAGGCGGTGGCGGTGGAGCGGCAGGAACAAACAGCGTAGGAAATTCAGGCGCAGGTGGAAATGGCGCACCCGGCTACGCACTAATCATCACTTATTAGCATGAAACGTATCGCACACATCAACGGAACCACGATCACCAACGTCTCTTTGGCGGCAGACGATGCGCCATTGGCCCCAAACACCATGTTGGAAAGCGAGGCGCTGGCTGCTGGGTACACCTACCAAACGGTAGTCAGCACACCCGCACCAATCACACGTCGTCAGTTAAAACGCTGGCTCTATACCCAAGGACTGCTTGACCAAGTCCCGATTCTGATCGCCGGAATCAGCGATGAAACCGAGCGAGCAGAGGCTCAAATAGATTGGGAGGATGCCGCAGTTTTCGAGGTTACAAACCCTCTTGTCGTCAGTTTTGGGGCAGCTCTAGGTCTTTCTGAAGAACAGCTTAATGCAGCTTGGTTAGAGGCAGCAACCATCTAATATCCGCAACTAAAACATGACTGTTTCACCCTATGCATCCGAAGCTAAGATCTCTGAAGCTCTCACAGCTATCGGCGCAGAACTGATCGGTCAGACCGAGCAGCAACTGCTGCAACAGATCGTTGTGGCTGCGGCCACTGCAAGTGGTGGCGGAGGTGGAGGTACGAGTCCAGTTTGCGTGCCTCTTGCTGCGGATCAAAACATCTCCAGCATTCGCAACGCAGGATATTTGTTTGGCTCTAGCGCAAACACTGCGCAGGCAGGCATCGGAGCTTTTAATGATACGTTATTTTTCCATTCAAACTCGACTAACGATAGCTCGGTATTTCCGATGCAGTTAAATGTTGGCGAGCTTGGGCTGGCTTCAAGCGTGAACATAGGATGGTCTGCAAGCAACGCATCTTCTACAAAAGATCTTCTTCTTAACCGCGCAGCAGCAGCTACACTCCAGTTAGGACAGAATCATGCAAGTGTAGCTACAACTCAAGTTGTTAAAGCTCATAATGTTACGACGGGAGAAGGGGCAGCACTGCATCTCAAAGGAGGAACAGGATCAACATCTGATGGGTATGTCAGAGTCGGAACAGCCGCAGGTGGTTTAGGTTTTTTCGGGGCAGGTGGACGAACAAAACCTATCGGGGATAACAATCAGAGTATGGCTAACCCAGGCGGAAGCAGCCCATCAGTCCACGCTGATAGCGAGTTTGATGGCGGCGCAGGAGGTTACAGCTACACGGTTGGAGGTATCGTCAAAATGCTAAAAGAACTTGGAATCCTTGGCTAAAAAGAGTTAAATCTATGACGCCTGCCGAAACCCGAGAGCTTGCCGAAGCCTTAGCAATTAACTTATCGGAAGCCGCGAGAACTGGAAATCAGTTTGTTTTCTTGGCTACACACCTCCAAGTTAAAAGAGTTCTCGAAGAGCGGATTCCCGATTTACCAAAAACGATTGAGACTCCAAAAGTTGAAGTCAAAAGCAGCACACCCATTAAATTCAAACGCAGGCCATGCCGGAACCAGTAGCTAACTTCTTCAGAGGACTGACTACACAGCACGTGGGGTTAGTATGGCTTCTTCTCGGAGCAGCTTTTTGGTTGGGAGAGATCAAACCTAGAGTTATGGCTGCTGAAATAGCTCATAACGGATTGAAGCAAGAAGTTTCTAGAATCGTCGAAGCTCTTGACAGTTTTAAGAAAGAAGTAGCTGAGGTGAAATCAGAAGTTCGTGTTCATGCTGTTCTCATCTCTAGTATAGATGAAGTTAAAAAAGACATCAAGGCTCTCAGCACTCAACTGACTGCGTTATCTGCGAGCCGAAACATCGTAACGCCATGAACGAGTACCCAGACATCATCCCTATACGAGATGCAGATTTTGGTTTTCCTTTTTGGCCTTGGTCAAAAGGACCACTTTGGAGGCTCAACAATCACTACCTATTTACGGTAAACAAAGATACTTTTTACCACGAATACGTAATACCTAAAGGGTACGAGTTCGACGGTCAAAGCGTCCCAGCCGTTCTACACGGCCCTCCTTTTAACTACGGGCCATCCGGTGTCGGAATGAGAGCGGGACTAATACATGATTTTTTGTGCGATATTTATCAAGGTGGGTCTGAGTGGCTACAACGCACATTAGTAAAGATACCTTTAGCGCCTCCCGCAGCTATTATTCACGAAGTCTATTATGACATACAATTAGCTGATAACCAACGAAAAACAAAAGCGGGTGTATCTTGGTGGGCTGTAGATAAATTCGGCCCAGGAGGGAAACTCAGACCTAAATTTCTTGATAAACGCCGAACAAAATGATCCCCTCCTCTACTCCTAAAGCTAGTCTATCACGCATCAGCAAAGCTATCACTAAAGCCAAGCTGACGGATACAGTCGTCCTCGTTGGTGTCCGTGGTTACTACAAGGACACTATGGGTAAACCCGGCATCAATGATCGAGGGATCTACGATGATGCTCTTTTTATCGTCTCACCAACTCACTTTTCAGCTTGGAATGCGAACACAGACCCTTCTACACATCGTCAAGGCATTGCCAGCCTTGTTACTGGAGTGCATCGTTATCGCCGTGGCAATCATGGTATCAGTCGTCCTGGAGGTGGGTACCCTGCTTTTCGTCCCGCTACGAAAAATGAAGAACTTCCTGTTGTCCGCGACGGAGTAATCAATCCAACTCCCGGAGTAGCTATCAATATCCACAAAGGATCTCGTAACAGCACAAGCAGTGAGGGATGTCAGACGCTTCCTCCCCAGCAGTGGGATTCATTCTACGCAGCACTCAATGGTGAGATGAAGCGGCACAACGTCAAAGACTTCCCTTACCTCCTCATTAACGAGAGCGATTTACCGTCTTGATCTAATCAAACTCACCGAGTAGTCTGTCGCACCATGTCCGACGCCATCAGTGCCAAAAAGCTACTCCCGCCGCGTAGAGTTCCATTTACTCCGCTTTCGACGGACGTTTTTGTCGTCGAGCAGTTCAATGTCGTTCAGTCTCCGAACGACAGCATTCCTGCCTACGGGACACCTCACGATACTATCAGTAAGCTGAAGTCGTGGCCGAATCACAAATTCTGTCACCAGACCGATCCCGACGAGCAGGGTAACTACCAGCGGGTTTACGTTGCCGACCAAGGCACGCAACACCTCTATAACTGGGAGACTAGCGATGCCTCAAACTGGCCGACGATCACTCAGACCTTTATTGTCCCAAGAGCGACCTACGTCTTTCGCCCTCCCACACCAGACGCAACGTATCCACCCCCACCAAGCGGGAACGTCAACACGACGGGGTACTCGATAACCAGCGTCGAAGAACAACGGATCGGAGAACCAAGACTCGACAGTCTCTATGTGGCAGTCAAAGTCACCCGCGAGAATGTTTCTTTGACGCAAGTTCGTCGGTATGTCGATCTGGACACCAACGCCCTTCAGGAAGAGGTTAGCCAGAAAGTTCCCGCAGGAACGTCAAGCTCGGCTGTCAACGCTTCAGGCACGTACACTGACGTTACGCCACTCAACGCTTACTGGTCCACCTCCTCGACTAAGAAAGCACAAGGATTGGCAGGCAATGCCGTTCTCGGAGTAGCTTCCAGAACGATGTTCTACCGAGATAACTACACTTGGCCTCGGGTTCTAAACTACATTGAAATTCAGCCCGTTCTAGCCGACCCCGGGGATATTTACTCACCCGCCGTCGATTTCGCTTGGCGTCCGGTATGGTTGGCAGACGCCTTCGATGGTCCCTGCAAGTACACCATGGTTGAGCGCTGGACTCTCGCGAAACCAATTTTTGGCGGGAACCCGAACTGGAATACTACAACGGGTGGCAGTCCAGACATTCCAGAAGAGACTCCGATGCTGCGTCAGGAGATCGTCTTCAATGGAGTCGATCTTCAGATCAATATTCCATCTTGCCTTCACACGGCAATCCGCATCTGGGACACACAGTTCTATGGATTCTACCCAGCAACGAATCCGGTTCGCTGGCCTTCAACAGTCTTGGCGCGAGTCACTATCAGCCCCGATCAGGGCGGCTGGTTGACTCGCATGTTCTACGTCGATGCTCCGAACCCTACAGGTGCGCTGACAGGAATCGACCTCGCTCAAACGAGTGCCACAGCGACATCGTTCACGCTGACTTGGTCTTTCGAGGCCTACGTCCCATCAGGAACGATCAAGCTGGACGTAGCGACAGATCCTAGCTTCAACAGCAGTTTCCTGCCCGGATACCAGAACTTAGAAGTCACGGGCACGACACTTCAAATAGAGCCTGTAGCTAAAGGCCAGATCTACTACGCTCGGATTTCCAGAGGCGGAGTGACCTCGAATATTTGCGTGTGTCTGGCGGAACCTTTGCCGGAGTTATCCGTGACAAAAGGTGGGCAGACCATTCTCCCGGGTGGTTCGTTGGCGGTTGGTTCGGCAGAAGTCGGAGAGTCCGTCAGTTCTGTGATTACCCTGAATAGTGTTGGACTCCTACCTTTGACAGGCATCACAGCTTCTCCTCCGAGTGGAACTGACGCCTCGTTATTTAGCGTCACAACTCCTCCGTCTTCTCTATCTCCTACAGCTACGGCGGACATCACGGTGCAGTTCAACCCTGAAGCTATCGGATCGAAGACGGCTACTTTGTCGATCACCTCGAACGACGCAGCTAGTCCGTACACTATCTCGTTGTCAGCTATCGGAGTTTCGCCCGAAGTCCAGATCGAGCAACCTGTCGGGAACATCCTCGTTGACGGAACTAGCACTGTCGATTTCGGGACAGTCACCGATCCCGAAGGTTTCGTGGAGCTAGTCTTTAGGCTATCCAATATAGGGAATACGACGCTACGCCAGATCGAAGCGACGATTACAGGCAACAACTTAAACGACTACACACTACTGCCGCCGACTCTTTTGGCCGAATTAGCTCCGAGCGATTTTGAGGACTTTACAGTTCGTTTCTCCCCCCTAAACGATGCTAATTCCACAGAAACACGCACAGCCACTCTCTCAATCACCAGTTCGGATAGCGACGAAAGCCCTTTCACGGTGTCACTGACCGGAGTTTCCGACAGTCCATCGGCCCCCGGAGCGCCGGATCTGACATACAACCCGAACGCAAACGGGACGATATTAAGCGCCGCCGCACAGTCAGATGGCGAAGTTATTGTAGTAGGCGAGTTTACCAACATTGTCTCAACAGCTAGGAACTACATCGCTCGTATCAACACGGACGGGACACTCGATGCTTTCGACCCGAATGCTAATGGCATCGTGCGATGTGTCGCTATTCAAGAGGACGGAAAAATCATCGTTGGTGGAGACTTCACTAACATTGCCTCTACTGCTAGGAATCACATCGCCCGACTCAATGCAAATGGGACTATTGACGCCGGGTATAACCCCAACGCGGATGGGGCAGTATATTGTCTGACCATCAAAGAGGACGGGGAGCTAATTGTCGGCGGCGTGTTTGCCAATATCGGAGGAGGTGCCAAGTCTTATCTGGCTCGTCTTAATACCGATGGGACGCTGGATGCCGCATTTACCTCTGAAGTCGGCTCCGTAACAAACCCCGGTGCGGTCTATGGAGTGCAGGTTCTGAACGATAACCGTGTGGCTATTGTGGGAGACTGGTCAAATGGAGTACCTTTCCCTTCTCCAACGCCGACCCCGACCCCGACCCCGACCCCACCAGCGACCCCGACCCCGACCCCACCAGCGACACCGACCCCGACGCCGATCCCACCTTCTACTCCTAGCCCAACACCGTCGCCTTTATGATCGAAGAGAAACAAAAGTATGACGGGATTTACCAAAATCCCGCTAAGTATCCTCGATATGGGCACACAAACCACGGGGCTCGGGCGGTGGCTATTGTCAGCAAGTGGGCTCCCAAAAGCCTGCTCGATCTAGGCTGCGGGTGGAATGAGTTCTCTAAACAAGTTAAAACAGCTCTTCCAGAAACGACTGTCGTAGGAGCGGATTTCTCTTGCCCCGGAGCGGACGTACAGTGCGAGGCTTCCTGCACACCTTTTGAGGATAAATCTTTTGACGTAGTAACCTCGTTTGACATGATGGAACACCTTGTCGAATGCGAGGTGGACGCTGTACTAGAGGAAATGGCTCGGGTATCTAATCGTTTTATCTTCTCCATCTCCTACCAAGACAGTGTAAACAAATGGCAGGGCAAAACTCTCCACCCAACAGTCAAACCAGAAGAGTGGTGGATGTTGAGAATTGCGAGAGCTGGAGGTCTTGGATTGACGAAACAAGGGCGATTTATCACGGGCCGATGGTCCACTGCTTTGAGGCTAAACCCCGACTCTTCTGTCGTTTTGGTAGGGAATGGCCCTTCAGTTCAGGACGCTCCGAACGGAAAATTAATAGACGCTTTTGAGGAGGTAATTAGGTTTAATAACTTCAAAATCGAAGGATTCGAGAAGAATGTGGGGACTAAAACAACTTTGTGGAGCACATTTTTCAAAGCTGTGGACACATTAGATAAGCACCCAAGAGCTATATGTATTTGTGAGAATACTCAGCAACCCTCAACTATTGAGGAGTTGTACCGTATCCCGTCTTGGTGCTATAATCGGACTCGGCAGCAGGTAAACGACCGCAAGTATTGGGACTTAGGTTTTGCCAAAAAGCCTGATATTCTAGCCAGTAGCGGCTTGCAAGTAGCGACTTTCCTGCTCGAAGTAGTTGGAGTTAAAAAGGTCCACCTCTATGGTTTCGATCACTTTTCCAAGAAGCGTTCAGGGCAACACCATTACTGGATGCCGATGTCGTTCAAAACTCCCGCTGAGCACGACGGACAAGTGGAGGCTCAGATGTTTGAGCAGTTGCGTCTAGCAGGCAAAGTAGCCTATCTATAACACATGTTTCCAAGTTTTGTACAAAGCGATTTTGCTTATGTTCTTCTGCGAGGTGTTAAATTCGCGGGCTATTTCTGTCTGCACAACGCCTTGCTGTAGGAGTTTACGTATCTGGGAAACCTTGTATTCGGTCAGGCGAGATTGCGGAAGTTGCGATCCATGAGCAAAGTTATTTCGGTTTTTAGCTACTCTGTCCGCGCAATTAATGCGAGCATCGCCAAGAAACAGATGCTCAGGGTTTACGCAGTTTCTTCGATCACATTTATGAAGAACTTCAGCCCCTTGCGGGATGGAACCAAAGTGAATGTTCCAAGACACCCTATGAGCCAATGCGGTCTTACCGTTGACTTTTGTTTTACCGTAGCCGCCTAGATTTAGGCTTCCGGTCCAAACCCAACAGGCTAACAAGCCTCGGTATTGAGGAACTGCTTGATCCGGGCGGTAGCCTATTTTGTTTCGGGACCAGAAGAGGCGCAAGAGCTGATGACTTAGTTTGACATCTCCCTCCGGGGCGAGTATTTGTGTGTTGGACGCAATCATAACGTAGTGAGTGTGGCTAATGGTAGTAGTAGTCGGTATTAAACGCAAGCGTATTTTATGAGTCTCCCAGATCGCATCGCTCTCCTTAACAGCAACGGGACAACCGATACATCCTTCGACCCTGGTCTTGGAGTTGACGATGCTGCCTATACCGTAGGGGTTCTACCGTCAGGTAAAATAGTAGTCGGCGGAGCCTTCACACAAGTAGATGTTCACACACGCCCTAAGCTCGCGGTGTTTGAAGCAGACGGCACGCTTGACCCGCTTTTCAACGTGACGCCCAACAACACCGTCCGCACACTCGCGCTGCAAACAGACGGATCTGTGATATTCGGCGGGGATTTCACCAATGTAAATGGCTCAACTCGCAACCGAATCGCCCGTATCGAAAGTGACCTGACACTGGAGTCTGCCTACAACCCGAACGCCGGAGGCACCGTGTATGGCCTGCTCAATCAAGAGGATGGCAAGACCATCGCTGTCGGAGCCTTCACGACCATGGGGGGAATAACCAGAAACCGGATTGCACGTCTCTATAACGACGAGGCACCCAAAGCACTTTCGGTTCTGTCAGTCAACCTAATCCAATGGTTGCGAGGAGGGTCTTCCCCAGAAACCGAACGGGTCTCCTTTGAACTAAGCACAAATGGCGGCACCACGTATGCCGACATCGCGGGGACTATCACTCGTATTGGGGGAGGCTGGCAGCTTGTCCCAGCTTCCTCTCTGACTAGCGACGGAATTATCCGAGCCAGAGCCTACCCAACAGATTCACACAGCGAGGGACTCATTGAAGACACGGTTACATTTGACGTGAACCCTGAAATCGAAGTGTCTCAAGGCAGCACCGTCCTAGTTGACGGTGTGAGCACAGTTACTTTTGACGACACACAACTAGGATCATCCCGAGAAGTAACGATAACCATTACGAATATCGGCCTCACGCACCTTGATCTACAAGGCGCAACTAAAGTTCATCTGACGACCGGAACGCAGTGGTCTGTAGTTTCCCAACCAACTTCACCTATCGAGTTTGGTGAATCGGTTAATTTTACACTCCGTTTTACCCCCACCTCCGCAGGAGTGAAGACAGACACCATTACTATCGACAACAACGACCCTAACGAAGACCCGTTCACTTTCGGTCTGAGCGGCGAGTGTCTCCCCGGCCCCGGCTCGGTTGATACGTCATGGCAGGTCGTAGCAAACGGAGGAGCTGTTACAGCCACTCACAACGCTATTGACCAGACTTGGGTGGGCGGATCATTCACGACAATCAATGCTCTCAGCCGAGATCGTTTTACGATTGTCGCGAGTGATGGAACGGTTCAATCGCAGACAGGTCGAGTGACAAATGGCTCGGTTCTTTGTTTCTGTCATCTTCCAGACGGGAAAGTGCTTATTGGAGGGACATTTACAACAATCAGCGGCGTCACACGTAATCGTTTGGCTCGTATCAATGCAAACGGGTCTTTGGATACCTCTTTCAGCAACGGGGCCAATGACGATGTTTACTCGCTCGCTCTTCAAGCAGACGGGTCGGTGATTGTAGGTGGGTTTTTCACAACTATTGGCGGAGTGACTCGGCGAGGACTCGCGAAACTGACCGCTACTGGCGCTTTAGACACGACGTTCGTAACTTCTGCGATGCCGCAGACTTTCAGCATTGCGACGCAAACAGATGGGAAATTGCTGGTAAGTGGGTTCGGTGTGATAGATGGGTTTTCAACAAATGCGTTTATTCAACGCTTGAATGTGGATGGAGGTAGAGACACGACTTTCAACGCGGCGGCAAATGGTCAGGTCAACTTGGCTACATTGGATGCTTCGGGCAAAGTTCTCGTAGCTGGTTCTTACACAAGCATCGGCGGAGCCACCAAAACTGGTTTAAACCGACTGACTGCTACAGGAGCCCATGACAATACTTTCAGTGAGCTAGTTTCGCTCGTTCGATCCATAGCTCTTCAATGTGATGGTCGAGTTATTGCTGGAAGCTACAGCGCCGGATCGCTTTCCTCCACAGAACGACTCGTTCGCCTGACTTCAGTCGGAGCAAATGATACCACTTTCGTAGCATCTGCTAGAAACCAGATCAACGGTCTGGATCTTCAAGACGATGGAAAACTCGTAGTCGCAGGTGATTTTAACTTAGCGGGCGGAACTCGTAAATATATCGCCCGTCTTCTGAATGACAGCGGCTCGGCTACATCTTCACTGTCTGTCGTGAGCGAAACTGCCGTTCAATGGCTTCGTGGAGGCACAGCACCTGAGACTCAGGTCGTCGTATTCCATTATAGCCAAGACAACGGAGTGACGTGGATTCGACTCGGTCAAGGAACCCGGATCACTGGCGGCTGGACGCTCACAGGAATAGCTTTGCCGATCTCAGGAACATTGAGAGCGCAAGCCTACATACCTTGTGGCTACCTCAACGGTAGTACATCAATAAGTGAAGAACAGATCACGTTCTCGAATCTGAACGTAGGCGACTTAGTAGTCGAATACCCCGTTGGAACAGCTATTGCTGACAACAGCACATTGTCGGTACCTGGAACTCTGCCTGGACAAACTACGGACGCAGTCGTAACACTCCGCAACGTCGGGAATGCCACGATAACCAGCATCACGGCACAGATACCTGGAACGGTTAGCAATTTCTCCATCATCAACGCTCCCGCAACAAGCCTAGCAGCAAATGGAACCACTACCGTCGTCGTGCGTTTCACCCCACCATCAGGATCGACCGGGGTAAAAACAGCCACGTTTACCATTGGTTCGTCAGTTCCGGGATCGAAGAACCCATACACGCTCAACTTGACAGGGAATGCAGTCGGTGTACCGACAGCTACGACAGGCAGCAACTCAGCTCCTGCGACAGGACAACGTACATTGAATGGCACGTTCCGAGCCAACCACGACACAGCTAGTGCTTATTTCCAATACCGACTAGCTTCGTCGAGCACCTGGCTTAACTCTTCAACTACAAATGTCACAGGATTCACCAACACAGCGGTATCTACAACTCTGACAGGTTTAACGGTCGGACAGGCTTACGAATACAGGGCCATCATCTACAACGCGGTCAACGCAGCGGAACTTATTAAACCGCCAGCTCCATTCATTGGCAGCATCTTAACCTTCACCGCGACATGACCAACGAGCAGGAAGAACGCCTAGCAGCGATGGAAGGTGAAGACGGCAGCGAGCGGCAGTTTGAGACTGTTCGTGATCGTACTGAAGAACTCATCGACCAGAGTTTTGACTTATTTAGGATTGTCTCAGGAGGCCAACACACATCGGTTCTAAAAGGAAACACTCATCTAGTGAGCTACATGCCGTGACTGAAGCTGAATTTAATAACATGACTCCGAAAGAACAGGCAGACGCTTGGTTCGCGGAGCTTGGAGACATGCTTCGAGAAGCACAGAAGGACATCGTCTTTCGAGCAGATAACGAGGAGACCATCGTTATTTCAGGACTTACCACTATCATCTCTGAGCGGGAGGATCTCTATCAATGACGTACGCTCACTATCAACAACTTCAGGCATTTGCGAAGAAACGCATTGCTGATAAACTAGCCGAGATCCAGCCAAGAGCCGGAAACTGGGTCAGTGTGGTAGGAGATGGTATAGCTATTGAGCCACCTAGACAGAATGAAGCGAGGATCAGAATAGACACTTGGGTCATCGCTGTATATAGACGATTTCGCGAGCAGAAAGTAGGGGAAGACTGGAGCGATTGGTTCAGTTGGCAACTGCTCGCTTGGGCTCCAAGAAGTAGTGATCAGATACAAAGTAGCGCAGGGGTGAACGATTTGACGTTCTCCTACACCACCAACGAAGAAGGCGAGGTTATTTTCGGCAGAAAAATAGAAGTCGATTTCCAAGTTCGAGTTTCTAAAACTGAAGTTTTTAGCACAGCCACAATCCCAGTAACGCCTTTTGAAGAAGCACAATACCGCTACCCTATACGACTGATTCTCGAAGAATTGGACGAAACGGACCAAGTGCCGACTGTCGTAAACACTTATGAACTAGCTTTGAGGCAAAACGGTCAGCAGCAGGTATTCACACCCCAAGAACCAGACAGATTCTATCGGTTGAGGCCCACAGCTTTTCGCAGACTTTGAGTGTATCCGGCTTGACTCCTACATCGCGTCAACTAAAATCAGCATCAAAATATGGCTTATCCACAAGAACGCAGATCTCAAGTAGTCACAGGCCCAGGGTTTGATAATCGACCCTTCCGTAAAGGCGTGGTTAAAGGTTTCAGCCAAAGACAGAATCTTGACCCACGTCGATCTGGAGCGGATGCCGCTGCTATGTTGGAAGATGAAGCAGGTTTAAAATTCGACAACCAAGGCAACTTGGGATCGACTAGAAACTATCAGAGAGACCTAATTCTAGGTTCCCAACAGCGTAATTCTCTGTCTCCCGGAGTCAAAGCTGGGTATGGCTCGACGCTGCGTACGCCGTTAAACTCGAACCTTACTCCTCGAAACTTCTCTGAAGGTATCCGCCAACGCAACCAAACGTTGACTCCAGGAGCACCCGCAATGAGCCGAGAGCAGCGTGTAGCGCAAGCTCAGAGCGAAGGCACGTTCGACACAATCCGTGACAGATACAACACCGACAACGCTGGCGCAGGCTTGTCGATGAACGAGTTCGGCAACATCAATAAGGTGAATCCGTTAACTCAAACTCAAGCAGCTCCTCTACCATCTTACCTGAAGCGTCCCGCGCCAAGTCTCGATCCTGATACTCCCGGAGGTGCTTCAGCAGCGGCTAGATCAAAAATGATGCAGCCACGTTCGGTCATGGGGGCGCTAACTAAAGGATTGGATTACAATCCTCTGTCCAGAAAAACAGCTTTAGAATCTCAACCATCAAGTTCTCAAGCAACTACGTCTTCCTCAACTAATACACCTGCAAATCAGCAAGAGGTAAACCGAGCAGGTCTCGAAGACCGAGCCGCAGGTATGCGTTTGCTTCGAGAGATGAGCCAGACTCCGATTCAAATGACAGCTACCGATGGGGGTAAAACTCTTGTCGGTAAGTACGGCACAGGTTCCGCTTCTAACAACGCTGGGGCTAAAAACCAAGGTATGATCGACGGACAACCTGCTTCGGATGTACTTCGAGAACTCGCCAACAAACAGGTCCGTGAAGGAACTTGGCGGAAAGGTGATCGCCTACCTGACGCAGGGACGCAAAACGCCAAAGCGTACGATAGGGTGTCTCGTTCTGGTTTGCTCACTGAAGACCAAGCTCTCTCTGAAAGTGAAAAAGCTCGTCAGAGCAGACAATCCCTCCAACGCTTGACTAAACGCTAATGGACACACGTTTTACCGTCGCAGATCTCCGTACCGCCCTCTACACCGAGGTCGATGCGACGGATATTAACTCCTCGTTGTTCCTGCCAGCCTTGAACGAGGTGGCTGAATACTTCACTTATAGTGGTGCTTGGAAAGGCAACACTCCGAAGGTGACGATCCCAGCCTCCGACGGTTTTTTCACCTTACCACGGTGGTATAGCAGCGTGTTGACACTCCGCTACCAACGAGTTCCACGTCCTATCTTCTCGCAGTTCTATGAGTTCTCCGAGTCTGGCCCCGGCGAGCTTCTCGATACCGAGTCGTTCTACGGTGTCCTAGCTGATATGGGTGATGGCTTTGTCACTCAGTCCGACATCACCACCGCAGGAACGCTTCGCGTCACTATCGGAGGCGCTGGAGACGCCGCCAAGGTTATCAGGCTGTATGGGACGGATGCTTCTGGCAACGTCATCTATGACTCAGCCGGAAACCAAGGTCTAAACCTCACGACAGCAAACCCATCGGCTGACACATCTCAGGTATTTGCCACCGTGACAGGCATCCAAGCTCCAGCAAACATGACACTGCCTTGGACGTTGAGCGTGGTGAATGGAGGCGTCCCAACTCAGATTGGCTCCTACTATCCTGGAGAAACTCGTCCTTGCTACAAACGCTACCGAGTAGGCAAGACGGACGAGGCCATTCACACCATCTGCCGTCGTCGCTTCATCCCCCTAGTAGCTGAGACAGATTGGGTGATCGGAAGTCTGCGGGCCTATCGCTACGGTCTGAAAGGACTCGCTTTCGAGAAAGCTGGGCAACTGGCTGAAGCACAAGGTTGTTTCTCTACCGCTATCGGATTCCTCAACGACGAAGCCAAAGCCTCCCGTGGCGGTGCTCGTCCGATGCTGAATATCACCACTGAATTATCCCGAGGAGTTCAAATCGGAGCTTAATTATGCCTGCTACCCCCAGTTTTGAAGAGATGTTCGGAGTCGGCAAAGTGCCGATTGCGAGCTATTTCAACCTTCCCAAAGGCGCATCAGCCGACACTCAGTTCTCACCACAAGCGAGAGAGCTGCTCAGTCAAGGAGAAGATTATGCCCGTGAACAAGCCGCTAGAGAAGCGGAACTCGCTGCCGAAGAACTGCTTGGCGGAGCGGCTGGAATGTCGGACGAGCAGATCCAACAACAGTTGATCCAGAATCCGAGGATGTTTGGGACTCAAGCAATCCAGCCGTTGAGTGGCTACATGCAGTATCGGCAGAGCACATCTCCAATGAGTGATGAGGTGCTAGGTCCGGTAATCGAAGCAAAAATCACAGATCCCTACCATAAAGAGCGCTTCCGCAACCGGATGCTGCAAGATGGTTTGTCTGCAAACGATGCTTACGACGCTTACCTCACGGACGAGTACAATAACAAGTTCGAAGTGCAGCTGGCTGAAGCAGGTGTCCCAGAGACTGAGTACGGGAAGCTGAAGACAGCTTCAGGTAAGTTCGACCCCGTCGCCGTGCCTCGCGCAGTGGCAGCAGCGAAAGCGGCTGTTAAGCTGAGCGGAACAGGTAAAAAAGTTGCTCCTATAGATGAAGAAGTCGAGTTCCTCAAAGACGCGATTGAACAACGCCAGAAGATATTTGAAGCAACGGGCCGAGCCGACAAACTAGCTGAAGACCCGGTGATGGCTGACTATATCACCCGTTACGAGAGAGCAGCTACGGAGAAACTTGCGGGTTTACGACAAGCCCCTAAACCTGTAGAAGACCTTCTAACTAAATATTCAAGCTCGGAGGCACCAAGAGAACAAGTTCCGGTAAAAACTACGCCTAATCTTCGCCCAGTTGCTCCTGAACTGGTTGAAATACAGAAAGTAAAAGCCGTCGAAGCTCAGCAGAAAGAAGCTAAAGCCCAAGAAGCTCAACAAATTGCGGATGCAGAGTGGACTAGACAGAAAATGAACTTAGAAGACACTCTTCGTCAGTTTTACCCAACTCCAACTACACCTGATCAATCAGATCCGCTTGTCGGAGTGGCCTATAGCATTTTAGATAATGCTAAGATTGATGTAGATACAGGTGGGCGAACACCAACAAGAGAGCCCTACGTCAACCTCATCAAGAAAAAACTCGGTATTAAAGAGGACAAACGCGACCCTAGAACGTTCATTGCTTTCGAGGAGCCTGGTAATCAGCGTACAGGCCCGCAAGGAGTAACTTATGACGAACTTCTCAGAGAATGGGCCGAGCAGGTAGTAGCTGGGTATGAAAACAGTAACTCAGAGCTGAAATCGTCGAGACAACAAGTTCAGGAACCGAACAACTCGGGTATTGCAGAAGATCCAGAGATGGCTAAATTGTTGGACACCTACGCCCCGAAAAAATGACTACTGACCTCAACCGAATCGCCGAAGCACTAAGACAAGCAGATGCAGCAGGTGATGTCGAGGGAGCTAGAAAGTTAGCTTCATATTACCGTCAAGCAGCTCAAGCCGCTGCCGCAGCACCCGCTGCCGATCAACCCGGTCGTCTTGGAAGTTTCGCTTCCAGCGTAGGTCGAGGCGCGTTGTCTGTCATCCCAGGCACTGTAGGCGGAGTTGGATATGCGTTAGGCTCAGACACTCTTACAGGCGCTGCCGACACCATCGAAGGTGGTATCAACCGAATGCTTCCAGTGAATCCTGAATATCAAGACGAGTTCTTGATGAAAGGTGGGCAAGCATTCGGACAAGCTCTTGGCATGGTAGGTACAGGCGGATTGCTAGGTGCAGCGGGTAAAGGTCTTGCCTTGTCCAGAGGTCTTGCTCAAGGTGCCGCAGCCGCTAAAGGAGCCAACTTAGCGAAGAACGTAATGCTCGGCACCGGGATAGCCCAAGGCACGCGAGGCGGCGGTCAAGCTGCTGAACAATACGGTATGCAAGGCGGAGCAGCTTATGCCCGTGCTCTTCTTGGAGGAGCTATCGAAGGTGCGTCTGAGCGTTACTTGTTCGGTATGGGCACAGAACTTGCGCCTGTGAAGAAGTTCCTCGGAGAAGCCGCTGAGAAAGGCGTCGGCGGAATCGTCAAATCCGCAGGCACAGAAGCGGGCGAAGAAGCCGTTTCTCAGATTGGTGGCAACGTCGCTACCTCGGTGCTGGCACCTTACGGTGTCCAGACTCCCGGAGTTTTGGAAGGCGTTGGTGAATCGGCCCTTCTCGGAGGTATCGCTGGGGGCACTATCGGAGGTATTAATGCGCTCATGCAGCCATCTCCAACCATCGAAGGCGATGCGCTGGTTCCGCCAGAACAAGCTCCTCCACCTGTCGAAGAGCCAGAAGACGATTACGGTGTGGCTGCATTCCAGCAGCAGATGACCGAAATCGCGGCTCAACCAGATCCGATTGAGCCGCTTCAGCAGACCGTCACCGCAGCCGCTGAAAACTCGGTTCGAGTGAATGCTAACGTGTTGCCTGCGACCGCAGCCGTGATCGAAGCTGGCGGATTGGCACCAGCGCCGACTGTCGAACAGCCAGCGCCCGTCGTCGAACAGCCAGCACCGGTTGTCGAGCAACCACGCACCCGAGCAGAAGAGATCGCACAAATGCGTGCTAGGCTGCGTTTGAACCTCAGCGCAGAAGAGCGCGGGGACATGGAGCAGCAGCTTGCACAGGCCCAAGCTGAAGGTGCCGCTGCCGACCAGACCGCAGAAGAACGTCGTCAGGCTATCCAACGCGAGGACATAATCCGTCGGCAACAGGATCGCGAAGCTGAACTGCAACGTCTAGCCGAAGAACGCCAGCGAGCCACCGCCCGTGAACAACAACGCCAACAGCCACCAGTCGTCGAGGAAACCGTCGCGCCCATCCAGCCAGTACCAGCAGTCGAAGAGACGGGTGCGCCTGTTGAAACTAAAGTCAAAAAATCCAAGGCCAAAGCCGGGCCTTCTTTGAGTCCTTCAGAGCAACTTCGTGCAGAAGGTAAAGTCGGTTTTCCGATGCCTACTTCCGCAGGTGGCGGTTGGTTCTCCACCTCGGACTGGCGTAAATCTTTTGTTGAAGAAGTCCCCGACCTTTGGAACAAAGTCGATCTACTTCGCGCAGTCGCGAACAATCGCGGTGTCATGGCTACTGATAAAGACCTCGCCGATGCACTTGCGTTAGGACAGACTTTGTTGACACAAGAGGCTCCTGATCTGGCGCGAGTAGGATATGACATTGCCCGTAATCCAGCCGCATCCAAGCAAACAAAAGAAGCCGCTTTAGCTTTCAGTAAGGCCGCAGAAGACAGACTTTTTGAGACGGGTGCGCCTGAAATCACACCGGAACAAGTTCCGAATGTCGAAAATGTGATTGACGAGCCGGGGGCGGCGGAGGTAGGTTCGGGGATGGAAAAATTAAATTCTGACTTTGATACTTTGTTCCAACTGCCTCCTGCTCAGAAGCGCAACCTCTCGTCTATGCGTGAGAAGGTGATTGCGAAGATGGACGAGATCGAAGCGCTGCCTTATGACTCCAAGCTCACAGATGCACGCGACAAAGCCTTCAAGGCTCTTGAGAAACTTCTGCTCGACATCGACACAGAACGCTTGTCGCAAGCTCGCGGGAACGCCCCCCGTCAACCCGAGCGTTACTCCGGTCCTTCCTGGAGCGATGGTCGTCCTACTGTTGCAGAGGCAGAGGCTTATCTGACTGAACAACTCGGACCTGAACTCCAGACAGGTATTAAAGGCAACGATCCCGAAGGCTGGTGGCGCTCTATCGAAGACGAAGTTCGCGCAGGCACACCCCGCAACCGTGCCATCGTTGAGGCTGCGATGGACTATCAGAAGATCAAATCCGACGAGGCGCGTCAGGAGGCCATACTTGCAGAAGAGAAGGCAAAAGAAGCTACCTCAGCGCCTACGCCAACCGTCCAGCGTGACGTGACGAAGCCAGAGCAGATGACGCCAGAGGTAGGCTCGGTGGAGGCCAAACAACAAGTAAAGGACAGGAGGGACTCAATACCCGCTGAGGACTTGGCCGACTACGACGAGTTTATGTCTCTGCTGGAGCGCCGTGGTCCGGCTCAGAGTAAAGTTAAAGGCTTCTCTTTCACGAAGACAGACGAGAAGCGTTTTCAAGAACTTGGCAAAAAGCTCCGCAAATACTTGTTTGAAACCGTCTCTCCGGCTACAGACCCGGTGATATGGAAAGACACAAGTGGCCACGATATTCACATGTCCGCCAAACGGACTTTTTACACCGTCGAGAACGGACGAGTTCGAACGGGAGTCGCCTTTGAATCAGAGCGGTTCATTAAAGACTTCAACCCGAAGCCGATTCCTGCGGAGTTCGTTGAGAAAGCCGACGCTGTCGATTTTCTCCCCGAAGGCTACGTCCGTCAAGGCGACCTCTACGTGTTCCAGCCGAGCGGCACTGTCGAGGGTGTGACGGAAGAGAAGGCTCCGGCCAAGCCAAAAAATATAGCTGGGGAAGTGCGTCCTGAACGCGCTAAACCGACACCCGCTCCTGAGTTCACAACTATTCACCCAAAAACACAGGAGAAGTTTAACACTGCTTTCGAGGCGAAAGACGCAGGAGCGATGAACTCGCTTCTCGACCCGATGAATAAAGGCAGTCGTGCGGAGTTTGAAAGACGGACTGGTGTGAAGCTACCCACCACTCAGAAAGGCACTCGGGACAGTGTCGAAACCTGGGCAGCGACAACTCCGGTAGCTGACCTGACGGATACAGAACTTGATAAGGATCTCCTTCGCCTTGGTGAATACTCCAAAAAGACGTACGCCTCCGATGCTTTGAAAGCTCGGGCACTGGAACTAGCTAAAGAGTTTCAGAAACGCCAAGACGTAGCGGCTACCGATAAAGCAGCGGGTGAAGCCTCAACACGTAAAAAAGCTATCGCCAAGAAAGCTCTCGCGGCCACAGGCGGCAGAGGCACTGTCGGCAACCTAGCAGGAGATTCTTTTGCGCAGATGCGTGCTGATCTTCTGTCGGAGATAACAGGAACGAAGGTACCTAAAGCAAAAGCTGGTATCAACGCTTTAATGAAAGCCTTCTACCAAGAGTTCGGCATCGCGTCTGACACTGAAGCTGGAATGCAGAAAAAACTGGCTCAAGCGCTTCAAGAGACGCAGACAGAGGAGTCACCCCAAGAGTTCGGCTCCACCAACACCGTCGTCACCAAGGAGGCCAAAGACCGGGCTGCTAAAAGTCTCCGAGAAAGTTTAGGTCAGACGAACGTAGGCTTAAATCCTGCGACCCTCAAATATGCGATTACTGTCGGCACCTACTACCTAGAAGGCGGGGTGCGCAGTTTCGCAGACTTCTCGGCCAAGATGGTCGAAGAGTTCGGAGAAGGTGTGCGTAAATACCTCCAGCCTGCCTACGAAGCTCTGCGTAAACGCACAGACATCGACACGACGGGTATGGACCCTGTGGAAGGTGTTGAAACCGCTCCTGTAGCCGAAGCACCGACAGCGCCTGCTGCGGCCCCTGCTGCTAAAGTAGAAGCCGAAGCACCGAAAACGGCTCCGACACAGGCAGCTCCGAGACCTGCCGCAGTAGCGGAGTCTGATGTCGTCGGAATTGCCAATGCCCGTGTGAAAGCCCAACGTGAGCGATTGAAGCTCGAAGAGCTTAACGCTCTTGTAGGAGAAGCCTACTCATTCCCGCAGATGTGGGCAGACTCAGAATCGGCTCTAAAAGTAGATCCGACGCGAGGTTCAGCACTCGTAAAAGAACTGAATGAAAAACCACGTAGCCTAAAGCCACTGGAAGTAGCTATTCTCCTTCGCGAAGAAGTGGTGCGAACCAATGCTTTGAATCAAGCAATGGAAGAATTTAATGCTGCTCCCAGTGGCAACAACGAGGTCGAGAGACAACGCATGGATGAGGCTGTTGTAGCTCTGACCGAGGTAGATAACGCGGCAAAAGTGTCTGGTACTGAGCAAGGTAGAGCCTTGAATGCCCGCAAGTTGTTAGCTAAACTAGACTACACCTTACCTAAGATGCTGACGACTTTGAGCGCAGCAAACAATGGCAGTCTAAAAGACGGAGATTTGGAGATGGTCACACGTCTTCAGAAACGCTTAAAAGATGTCCAAGATCAACTCGCAGAAGTGGAGTCAGGACAAGCTGACCGTCTTGCTGAAGCCGAGAAGGTCGCTTTTGAAGCTGGTCGTCAGGCAGTGCTGAAAGACATTGAAGAACGAGCCAAGACCGACGCTGCGAAGGTCGCTGAGATGCAGAAACGTAAGGCCGAATACCTAGCTGCGAAGAAAGAAGCCGTCAAGACTCCGAGCAAATGGGAAGAGATTCGTGCTGCTGCCCGAGCTAGAAACGCCGAACTCCGCAGCAATCTCTACAGCGACGTGGTGCTTGTCAAAGCCGCTTCGATGGCTGTGAACGATGTCATCATTGGAGCTACCTACATCGCCGAAGGCGTCACCAAGTTCGCAGACTGGGTCTCCAAAATGCGCAGTGAGGACATCAACCTCACGGACGACGAGATGCAACAGCTCTTCAAAGAGTCCAAAGCCTTCGATGCTGGTGAGGACTTGCCTGCTTCAGAAGCACCTTTGAAAGTGAAAAAGGCGAAAGCTCCGGCTATCGACAAAGTCAAAGCTATTGCTGCTGACGAAGAAGCTCTCGACTCCCGCACGGTTTACAACCTGGTGGTAGAGAAGATGAAGGCTCGGGTTGAGGCAAACCCCGCACTGAAAAAGGTTGAGATGAGTGCGGACGACCTCACCAACATTATCAGTGAAGTCACCGAAGACGTTCAAGAGTTCTTCCCAGACATCACTGAGCGTGAAATTCGCAATTTATTCTCTGGATACGGGATTATTTTGAAGCCCTCCAAAGACGATCTTGCCAAGCAGATTCGCCAGTTGAGCGCTCTTGGTAAACTGCAATCAGCTATCGAAGATGCTGAAGCAAAACGCGCTCCGTTGAAATCCGGGCCTCAGCGTGACAAAGCTACCCAAGCCATCCGTCTCCAACAGAAGAAACTCGCTCGCGAGCTTCGCATGATGGGTCGAGATTATGAGGCTGGTGAAGAACAGCTTCGCTCTCCGCTCGACGCCATCAAAGCGCGTCTGAACAACCAGATCGACGATCTGGCAATGGAGATTAACACTCGGAAAAAAGCTCCACGGCGTCCATCTGTTAATTACGACAAAGACACCCAGGAGCTTGCCGACCTCCGTGACGAACTGAAACGCATCTCCGACTTCATCAACGCGCCTGCTGGCCCTACCTTCACGGAGTTGGTGAACGAGGAGATGAAGAAGATCGACGCTCGTATCGCGGAACTCCAGAAAACTCTGGCTGAAGGTAACTTCGCCAAGAAAGAAGATGAACTTCTCCATACAGCCGAGTTAGATGCGAAAAGAGCTGTTCGTGACGCTCTTAATAATACTTTGCAGAAAAAGCGCAGAGAGGCAGCAGACAAACTTCGCACACAGGAAGACATCGACAAAGAAGCCCTTGAAGCTGTCGAAGAGGCCATCACAGAACTAAATCGCAAGATTGAAGCGGAAGACTATGCTCTCCCACAACGTAGAACACCGACTCAGACAGCCCAATACGAAGCTCGGGTGAATGAGAAGAAAAGATTGCAACAGAAAGTCCGAGACGCTCGGGCCAACTTGTTCGGTCGCAAAGGACTAACCGACGAGCAGCGCATCAAGCAGGCTACCGCAGCCGTTGACAAGTCGATTGAGCGTATGCAGAAAATGCTCACTTCAGGCAACTACGACGTTCCAAAGCGGACATCGAAGACGCCGGAGACGCCCGAGCTTGCACAAAAACGTGAAACTCGCGACAAACTCCGCAAACAACTGCTCGAACTGCGCAAACTGAAGAGAGATGCTTTGATCGACCCAATCGCCAAGCAGCTCAAAACGGACAAGAAGCGCATCCAGACACGAATGGACAAGCTCAAGAAGCGCATGGAAACGGGCGACTTCAGCAAGCCTGTGAAGCGTCAGAAAGCCACGGACGACGAGTTGCTGGCACTCCAAGTTGAGGAAGAGAATCTCAAAGAAGCATGGGCTAAGATGGTGTTCGAGCGTCAGTTGGCTTCTCGCGGCCCAGGTAAAAGACTACTCGACGCCGGACAACAGACCCTAAATACCGCTCGCGCAGTTCTTACCAGTTTTGACGTGAGCGCCGTGCTGCGTCAAGGAGGGTTCATTGTCCTCGGTAATCCGCTTCGCGGTTTCCGTAATCTTGGGCCTATGTTCCAAGCTTTCGGCTCGGATAAGTTTGCCAAGGAAGAGAAGTTCCGGCTTGAACGTCGCGAAAACTTCAAAAACGGCGCTTACCAACAGTCGAAACTGTTCTTAGCTGATGTCAACAAAGTGGACCAGATGACCCAACAGGAGGAAGCCTTCATGTCTCGTTGGATCAAAAAGCTGCCGAAAGGTGCTAAAGGCTTGTATATTGGCAGTGCCATTCAAGGTTCCCAGAGAGCCTACACGGTGTTCTTGAATCGTCTCCGCATGGATACCTTCGACGCCATGGTTGCCAACCTGAAGAAGGGATCTGAGCCTACTCCGCAGGAGATGAGCGCTGTGGCGAACTACATTAACATCGCGACTGGTCGTGGAGATCTCGGCAAGTTCAACCAAGCTGGAACTATGCTGAATACCGTGTTCTTCGCACCACGTCTCGTAGCCAGCCGTTTTCAGATCCTAGCAGGTTATCCTTACTTCACAGCATCTGGGCGCACGAAGGCTCTTGTCCTCCGCGAATATGGGAAGTTTTTTGCTGGCGCAACTTTGGTGTATGTTATCGGGGCGCTGGCTCAAGGCGACGATGACGAGCCGATTGAAACTGATCCACGTTCCAGTGACTTCTTGAAAATTCGTTTCGGTGATACCCGAGTTGATCCTCTGAGTGGTTTGATTCAAGCCACGGTTCTCGTATCTCGACTGGTGTCTGGTGAGAAGAAGCAGGCTTCTGGGAAGATCGTTCCGATCAGAGGTGAAAAAGTTCCTTATGGCGCAGATGATTCTTTCGACGTGATGGGTAACTTCGTCCGAACCAAATTCAGCCCTATCGTCGGTTCTTTAGTGAACGTGATTACAGGGAAGAATGTCGTTGGCGAGACCACGGATGCAGTCGAGGAAACCAAACGTATGCTCATACCCATGTCCTTCACGGAAATGAAAGAGACATTCGAGGCTCAGGGTATCCCAGAGGCCACGGCGCTGACGATGCTCCAGTTGTTCGGTGTTGGTGTCCAGACGTACACTCAAGGAAAGAAATGAAGCAGCTACTCGACACCTCTCGACCCGTCTCAGGCATGTGGACCTACACGCAGCCGGAGACGGGAGTCTCATTTAAGGACATCCACTGGAACGGGTTCATCAAACGAATCCGCGCCCATAGACTAGCTAATGATCTCCCATTACAAGGAGGCTGGGTTGAGGAGCTGCAAGACACTCTCTGCCAAGAAAACCCGGATCTGCCCTGCAAAGAGGTCGGTGAGGTAGAGAGATACTTCACGCAGGACGATGTTCAGCGGTTCGTCTCCACCATGCTTGAACTGAACTCGTCGAATGAATTGGTGAGCGAGGGAGAGCAAAAACGCAGGATCGACATCTGCGCGACCTGCCCCAAGAACGTCAATATGGGCGGCTGCAAGTTTTGCGTGTGGATTGCCCAAAAAACCACTGAACTTCTGTCTGGTCGGAAACTGTACCGAGTATCTGAGACTCATAAACGGGCCTGCGGAGCCTGTGGATGCGACATCACCGCCAAGACAGCAGTGCCGTTGGCGGTGTTGAAGGTTGTGGATGAGAAGCTAGGAACTACGCCGGACTATGCTCCAGGGTGCTGGATGCTTGAGGAATAAGCTCAAAACTATGAGGTTCTTTGTGAACTATAAAAGAGGCGATAAATTTAGACACTGTTTTATCTTTTTTATAGAGCGGGTTTGGTTTTAAACGAATAGATACTTTTTTACCTGTTGAGAGGCTTAGTTCTATAGCCCGAGCCATCAGTGTTTTTGTCGTGGTAACAGTTTTCATTTATTTAGTTGTCTGTGAAGTTTCTCACGCTCTTCTTTTGTGAGATCAAAAGATATATTCTGTAGAGCTTCTTTTTTAGAGTCAAAAAGTTGACTCATTAGCTCCTCGTTGCTGTGAACCCAAGCAAACTTGCCTTCAAATTGTTTCAGAGTCATTGTAAAGTTTTCGCGCATATTTTTTCCTGCTTCGGCGCTTCTCATAACGTGATGATGTGTTTCTCCAGTTTCGCGTGAGCTTGATAACCTTCCTCGGTGACGAGGATCTTGAAATGCAGTTTCCCAGGAACGCCGGGAATGTCTTCGAGGCTGTTGAGAGCCTGTTCGATTCCGTAGGCCGTGTGCTTTTCTAACTGCGCGTCCTCTGCTTTGCGAGCGAGGAGCTTCTGCATTGGAGTCTTGACTTGGTCCAAGAACGGATGCTTGGCGACAGGCGCGTGAGATGAGTTGGTGGTGGCGGTTTGTGACATGGTGATTATTTCTCTGGAAGTTTCCTGACCCATCCTGCATGAAGCACCTCGTAACCAAGTGTCGGCAGGATCTTTTTGACGGTCGCTTTGTCCAGTTTGCTCATCTCGACGATAGCCCCGACGCGAGGCTGGTCCATCGTATTGAGAGCTTCGAGAACACGTAGTTCCTTAGTGAGCGAGACAGACTTCGGTTTGTCCGGCAAAGGCTGCTTTTTGATCAAGGTGTTGATTGGTGGTTGAGCTAGAAGAACAGCCTGTGATATTTCAGCCACGGTTGTCGGTGTGGTTTCTGGGAGTTTTACCCGACTTTCGTGGACATCCTTCAAGACTTCTTCATTCACCAAGACTCCACCTGTCTGACTCTCCACTACTTTTTCGAGGAAAGTCTTACCGAATCCTTCCGGTCCGGTAATCACTTCAGGCCAGACGATCTTTTCGCCGATCACCAACCGATGCAGCGATCCGTCTTTGCAGCCATGCACAATCACAGCTTCGTCAGGGATGATGCCGCCTTCTGCGTTTTTCTCTTCTGGCAACGGCTCGCAGAGGATCTCCTCGAAGTCGCCTCTGATGTAATTGCAGGTTCTCCAGCGGTCGTAGATGATACGAGCACCGTGGACTCCTTTGCGGAAGAACGCCCAGCGAAGGTAGATGTCCCAAGGCACGGGTGGGTGGGATACTGGGTCGGGAAGACTGAGATCGTTTAGCAGTGGAGCCAGCTCTTGATCCTTGTGCATGTGCGGCGGGTAGATTGCCACACCAAGCAGCATGTTATCACCTTCGATAGGTGTGAGATTGCCTTCCTTGTCACGCCATGCGGTAGGACGAGTGAAACCGAAATAAGGTTTCCCAGCAGCGTGATACTCGTTTCGGAGCGTCACGTCCCATCCTGCTTTGATGGGGCAGGCGTCTGGTTCGAGCCACAACCAAGGTTGGTTGCTACCGATTTCACCAAGATGGCGAATGGTCCAGATGAACATGCGGTCAGGGCCGACAGGCCAGCCGTTCGCAAACTCGTCCTCGGTGAAAGCTACAGTTGCGTTTAGCAGCGTTGCCGCTGCCTCAACCTCCGCACGTAACGAAGGAACTGAGACGATGAGAATCGGAGCCTCGACGACTCCAAGGCGATTGATCGCCTGAGTCAGGAGGTGGAGATTTTGGGCGTCAGAGGGGCCGACAGGGATGACGATTAGCATAATCTTATTTGTAATGTTTTGGGAGAACAAGCCACTCGTCAAAAGTGAGTTGTCCAGGGTTTCCTGTGTGTTTGCACCAAGACTGAAACTGGCGTGGTAACTGCACGTTCTCGTAGTTGTGAGAGAAGTACCACAAACTGCCGAAGAGAAAAATTATAGCGAAAACTAACAACTTGAATATAAACCAAAGAACTTGGTCTATTTGTCGCTTGGTTTTAGCTTCTTCGTACGTCTGTGCGCTCATGCCAGCTTCCCTCCATGTTTGTGTGAGCGTGTCAGGTTGTATTCGTGCTTCGCTTTGATAGCGTCCCCGATGCGCAGGCCCATAGCTGCTGCGGTGTCGAGAGCACGGATGATGATGTCCGCCAGTTCCTCTTCTACGCATACGAGAGAGCGTGGTCCACCGAGATCTTGCACGACGGCATCTTTGTCGCAGGGGTCGTGGAGTTGACCTCTACGAGCGGCTTCCCAAAGCTCGCTGACCTCTCCGTGGAGATTGGCGGTCCAACGTGCGAGCCGTTGAGTTTCTGTTTCAGAAGCGTCTGTGTCGTGGAAGCCTTTGGCTACAGCGTTTTGATAGACGACGTGTGAGAGTCGGTTGATATTTTGATAGTCGATGTCGATCATAGGTTTTCAGTATATCGAAACTACACCGCTTCGTCAACCTGCATTTTGTTTTGCACGTTTGAATCTTTCCAGATGAGCTTTTTCCGCAGCGAAGAACTCAGGCAGACGAGTACACTGGTATTCGTAAACCATCTCTCGGGCCTGCTGGAACGAGACGCCTGTCAGCTTGACTACCTCAGAAGCAACTGGGTTGATCGAAAGGCTTCTCTTCACGCCTGGGTATTGCCAGAAACCGGGAGGCGAGGTCGTAAGATCCAGAGGTTTGAAAACCGGATCGCAGGAAGCCAAAGACAAAGCTGGTCGGTCGCCGATGGCGGGCAGCACGACTTCGCCATTCGCGACGTGTTGAACTTCCGGCAGTCCAGCAGCTTGAGGAAAGACGCAGTCAGGAAAAACGAGACTCGTCTCTTGGATTCGACGGTGCTTGAGTCCTTCGGCAATCGCTCCTGCGCTGCTCTGGTTCCCGATGAACAGTTCCGAACCTGCGATCAACTCAGCGACTTGCAGGAGGTTGTCAGTTTTGACGTGCTCCACTTTGCCATAGTCACGACAGAAGTAGTGGTGTTCGTGCTCTAGACCGACGAACAGAATCAAGTCTCGATAGTGGTCGGCAATTTTCTGCCACGAGAAGGAGGCGTTCCGGTAGCGTTCTGTCAGGTTCACGACAACTCGACCTTTGGACTCCTTCGACGGTTTGACCGTCAGCCACGGTGTTGCTCCAGTTACCTTCGACCGAGACTGCTTGACCATGTTGTAGTGATTCAAGTGGGCTTGCATTAACGTCTCTCCGACAGTGAAGTGTTTCAGGCTTCTGAAGTCTTCGCTTACCCAATCAACTTTATCAGACGGTTCAAGGATCTTGAACTCTTTGATGTAGTCCTGCTGTGCGACGAGCGGCTCCAGCAGCTTGAACAACAGAACAGCTTTGTCTGCCGTCTTTGCTTTGGTCATCTGGGAGTGACGTAGGCCAAGCGAATGCGGTCCTCCGGGAATGTGCTTCAGCAGATTCAGAAGGAAAATTATGTCACCTGCGTCCCCTGTGGATGATACCAGCATACATTTACGCTTTGAGGTAAATAAACGTCACCTGCGCCAATGCGTCCTGCATGGTCTGGTCGAGGCTCAGATCGTTCGTCTTGTGAAGTTTGTAGTGATCCAATTCGAGACGTGCGTCCACAAGCGTCAAACCACAAGACAGACCGATCTCCCGCATCTCTTTGAATCCGTAAAACGGGTGGTCAGGTCGGACATAAGGATCGACGAGATCGAAACTAGCTTTGTGATCTCCGTTGTAGGGGGAAGGCCACTGACGACGCTCGTAGAATGTCCAAGAAGGAACGTAGATGAGCATGTAACCACCTTCTTTCAGAACTCGACTCCAGTTCTTCAGCGCTGTACGGACATCGACCATGTGCTCTAAACAATGAGATGATGTGATAGCTGAGAATGTCTCGTCGGGCAGGGAAGACAGGTATTGAGCATCCCCGTCGATCAAATCCCAACCCGTCACTTTAGTGGGCGGGGAGAGTTTGATAGGGTCGGGTCCGCAGCCGATGTCAAGCACATCACCACGAAGATACTGGTAGTCGTTGTTACGGAGACGAGTGGCATGGGATTTAGTTTGTTCGTTCATATTTTTTATTTGGATGTCTTGAGTAATCCATGGGTTTGTCAACCGCTTGTTGTGGAGACAAACCTGAAGCTATGCGGGTTTGTAACGTTTGAGGTTTTACGCCTTTTTGTTTAGCTGCATCGGTTAAACACATACGTCGTCCTTGAAACACAACCATTACGTTCCGTGAAGTGTTTCTTGTCTGCTCGCTGGGTGTAGCCCAGCGAACATTACCTGGTTCGTAATTACCTTCTCGGTTAGGCCAGCGGTCGATGCTGTGTGCTCGGCTTGGCCGACGACCCATGTAAGATAAAAATGTTAGATACTTATCAAGCCCATTCCATTCATCGCATATTTTTACCCCTTTTCCCCCGTAGTACTTATAAGCTTGAGATGAGGGATTGTTGCATCGTTGGAGCATACTGCATAAAGTCTGATATTCAGGGCTTCTGGTTACAAAATTTACGGCTCCTCCCTCTCGATGTGTGAAAAAGCCTTTTTGACATCCGCAGCTTGTGGTGTGCCCGCTGTTTAAATTACCTCCAAAAACTTCACAGGTAGTCCCGCAGTCGCAAAGGCATTTCCAGAAAGCTTGTTTTCTAGAATTGAATTTTGTGGTCGTTAAAGCCGTAAGTATGCCGTATCTCTTACCTCGCCGGTCGAGTACTTTTCGCCCGTTAATGTTGACGAAAGGACGGTTCTTTGCTTTGGTTTCGGAGGCTTCAGGCATGTCGATAGCATGTATGGGGTTAAGCGGCAGCCACTCCCTAGTCTGGGTGGTTGCCGCGTTACAAACTATCAAGAGCGGAAAAAACTGCAAGATCATTATTCTCCCCAACCGCTGCTACTTCCTCCACTACTCCACCCTGCGTCCCCAACGAGATCGTCTCGGAACGAAGGTTTCGGAGGAGGCGGCGGTTCCCACCAAGGTAACTGTGGACTGGCTGCTTTTGGCCGTGCTGCGGCTCTAGATGCCGCTATGAACTTGTGTCTGCGTCGGCAAATTTCGATGAGCCCCACCCATGAGTCAGCTCGGTCGGGACTGTGAACGCCTGTGCGCTTCTTCATGTCGTCCTTCGGCTCGACCTGAACTTTATTCCCTCGCTCTGAGTAGGTGCGATCACACATCTCAGCCATTGTCTCGGCATCTAGGCCGCGAATTTGCCCGCTGGCGACGAACTCTTTCCCGACATACCAAAGCTCGGAGACACGGTTCACGAAGCGCTCTTTGCCTTTCCGTTTGTCAGTCGCGCTGACGACCATATCAGAAGCAGCCCCTCCGAAAGACACGAGCTGGAAGCCATGACCCATCTTCATAGCAAGGATCGTGGCAAACGGATCTCCGCCACCAGTAGCATCAGTGCCTCGATCCTCGACGGCGACGTTTCTTTTCACGCACTCCGCAATGAATGCTTCCGCGAGTTGCTCGTTTCGGTCTTTGGTCTTGTGTCGTGCATCTACCTGCTTCATCAGATCCAACGTGTCAGTCTTCAGGAGTATCTGACGGTTGCTTCCATTGATCTGGGCAATACCGAAAAGTCCAAAACTGGCTGCGGCGGCATCTCCACCTTTGGAGAAAGATGGGTCTAAGAAAGCTACGGGGGTAGGTTTGTAGAGCCACTGGTTGACCCCGTGAGCGCACAGATTCGCTGTCAGTTCAGGCTCCGAATAGATGGTGTCGGTGGCTCCTGTTGGACACGGGAAAGACTTCACCATTCGGTAGTAGCCTGGAGAGCGAGGACCAAAACGAGCTTTGATCTCATCCAGCCCTTCTCGGGTCAAAAGACCGGGATACACCTGTTTTCCTGCTCGCACGTTCGGCGAAAGCTCCCCATCGAAGCGAATGCAGAAGCCATTGACTTTGGTTCTCCACTCGAAGGTATTCTCATCGACGCTGTTCCACCCTTCTTTGGGTTCACAGAAAAGCCCCATCGGGTCAAACTGGGAACTGAAGTTGCCAGAAGCCAGCATTTTGAAGCCGTCATTCGCCATCAAGTTCGAGGTGGCGTCATAAAGAGCGTGAGTCAGGAGCGGAAGCTCATCAGCCAGCAGCAAGAGGTTTTTAGCTTTGAAGCCGATCAGACTGCTGACATCGTCATTACCTTTACCGCCAGCTACCAGAGCGATGCCGACGAGGTCGTTGGCTTTTCCTTCAGGCGTGAGACCTGTGATCTTACCTGCGGATGATACCAGTTTGCCGGGCATTACCGGAGGTAGTTTCAAAGCGGTGTATAGAGATAGGAAGTAGCGGTTCGCTTCATTCCACATCCGTTCGACCTCACCCCAGACTCGGTTTCGAGAGTCTTTGAGCGAGGTCGAAGTGATCAAGACTTTTGTGCTCTCTGGGAATATCAGGAACATGCAGACTGCATACATGGAGAGGAACGCCGACTTACCGGAACTGGCGTGACCGGAAATAGCCATGAGTTTCTCGTCCCTTACATGTCGGAGAATGGTCTCTGAGTATGGGTTCCAATGCCACTTGAAAGGCCAGTCTTGTCTTCCTAGAACATGGTTGACGAACAGCTTAAAATGCTCCTCCCAAGGCATCAGATCACTTTCTGGGATGCGAAGGATCTTGTCGTAATCTCTGAGAATTTGCATCTCGATTAAGACATCTGGCAACCTAGCTTGTATCTTACCTGTGTTTAAATCACAGATAGGATTCCATTTGATTCCATATTTCAGTCGTTTGGCTGAATCAGGAATTGGCGGTCGCTTGGGAGGAGTTTTTAGCATTAGCTCAATTTAATAGGCCCACTTAGCATCGCCAAGAATTTCGTCGGAGTCGAGCCAACTTTCATCCCATCGTGCGTTAGTTGCAGCGTCCCAATCTGGAATAGCTGATGCAGCGTCTTTCCCAGTCAGCGAAACTGGTAGCCATTTGATGCGGTTGTTTGGGTAGATGGCTAACTGCCCATTCTCCAGTTTGATCACGTTGGCTTCTTTGTGTTCTTCAAGCAGCTCGGCATCCCCAATGTCGAACAACCCGGAGGATTGACCTTCTGGGAGGTAGTCGATAGTGAACCAGTAATGGCCTCTAGCTGGAGCGAAGCCTTTTCCTAGATTGATAAGCACCGGAACATCGGCCAGTTGGTCTTTGCGCCAAACTTCGATGGAGCCGGAAAGGCACTCCCACATCTGGACTTTGTGCAAAGGCAGATTGCGTTTGTCGTCTTCGTCTGGCTCAAACCAGAACACGCAATGTGGAGGCACTTTGTCGAAACAAGCAGCATATTTATCCACCCACACTTGGAAACAAAGTGGCCGGTTTCGCATAGCTCGCACTGATACCAGCCAAGCTGGTTCATATTCAGATTCTGATCCTCCGAAGGCATCGCAACGGATATAGACTCGGGCTTTGGGACAGTTTACATTTCTCATACGTCAGTTTTTTCAGTAGTTGATTCAAGTTCAGATCCCAGCGCAGCATAACCAATAATATCCACCCAGTTGTCGTGTTTAGGACTGGTGACGCTACGTGAGATTTTCAAGAGAATCATCATATCGGCCACGTCTTTTGCTGTGATGGTAACTCCTTTATAGATACTCCAGAGCGCCGCGATACGTTCAAAACTAGCTCGGGCCTCTCCGTAGCTCTCAGCTCGGTCTCCGCGAATCAAGTCTCTGGCCTCCTCCAATATGTCTGTTGTCGTCTCTGGAGCTTTGTAGTTTGGTGGCAGCGTGACGTTAATCGGGATGGCATAGTAGGAGCCTTTGCATGGAATAGCAGTAGTGATGCCCTCAGTCCATACTTCGTTTGAAGATGACCAGAACAGTGATCCTGGCGGCAAGGTTTGCCACTTTTTTGGTCCGGTGTAAATAATGTGGGTTGCGGGTGGTGTCGGTATTTTTTCTTCAGTCATAAGTATCAAAATGGTTCGTTTTCTTCTTTCTCCTGCTGACGTTTGAGATCAGCAACATTTTTCTTTTTGTGGCACTTGTGACGACAGAGCAACTGGAGGTTTCCCTCTTGATGCTGGCGTCGATAGAAACTGAGTCGTCTCGCGGTGTCTAATCGGTGATGAGCGTCCCCTTGCGGTATGATGCAGTCGAAATCGAGATGCTTGTCGGTCCCGCACTCGACGCAGGCACCTCCTAACTTGAACAAAAGTTCAAACTTGGCTTTTCTAGCCCACTCTTTCTGTCTCTTAGCCATTGACTACTTTGAGCAAGGCTCGGGCTTCTGAGGGTTTCAAAGCGGCTGTGTTGTAGGTGACAGACACAACTCGGGACATTTTCATCTTGGCTTTAGCTGCCAGTTCGCGAATCAGCATCTCTTTCTTGCCTCGTCCTCGGTTGACCCGGTTGACGATCTCCTTTTGGAGTTTTTCAATTTCAGCAAGAAGGGTGTCATATTCGTGATAGCGTTTGGTAAAGGTTTCGAGTAGTTTTTGATCGGTCATAGGTTAGCAAAAGTCCTCTTCGTGTTTTATTGTTAGGGGTTTTTTCGCAACCGTACCTTCGCGATACGATTCCAAAAGTTGTAGCGCCGTGAGGAGTCGGTCTTCTGTGACTTTCTTCTCCTCGATCACTGTAGCGACGGCAAAATCAACTGTGTCCGGCACCATGAGGCGGTACACCGTAACCACGGTGTCTTGTCCTCGACGGTCGAGACGGGCGATCATCTGCTCGTAATCTTCTCTGCTGTAGGTGAGAGTCATCCATACCAGCGTGTTGCCGCCATGCTGAAGGTTGAGTCCGTGGCCGACACTCTTGGGGTGAGCTACGAGGACGGGGATTTTCTTGTTGTTCCAGTCCTCCAACAACTGTTTCTGTGAGGTCTGGTTCTTGGCGTCCGCAAAGAACTTAGCCTGTGGGAATGCTTTGCGCAGTCGCTCTTGTTCATGTCTGAAGGCGCACGCTACGAGAACAGGCCCGTCCGTCTGTTTGACGATCTTCTCCAGTGCTTTGATCTTCAGGTCGTGGATGTCATGCCACTTGCTATCGGCGTCGTAGATGCTGCCAGACGTGAATTGGAGCAGTTTGGCGACCAGAGCCGCTGCATTCGGCGCGGTGATCTCAGCTGACTTCAACTGAAGAACTAGCTCCTTCTCGAACTCCTTGTAGTCGTGGACAAGATTCGGAGGTAGCTTAACTTCCACGTCTTCGACCACTGTTTCAGGCAGGTTGAGCCAGTCTTTCGAGCGAAGAGTGAGCGTGATGTCAGCTAGCCTGTTTTCGATGGCTTCATTAGAGCCAGGTAGTTCCTTCCACTTGTAGCCTCCGTAGCCTGTCTGCTTGAAGTAGGTCTGCTTGAAGTGCTCGAAGGCTCGTCCAAGACGTTTTCCATTATCGACGAAGCGAGCTTGGGCGAACAGGTCGAGGAGTGAGTTTGGAGCTGGTGTTCCTGTGAGCGCCCAGATTCTTTTGTGTTGATCATGTGGTATTTCTCGTCTATAGAGATTTGCCCTACGTCCTGTAGGGTTTTTTAGTTTTGTTGATTCATCTATAATCGTAAGATCAAACGGGAGTCCTAGACCCATGCTCTTCCGAGTCTTCACTAACTCTACGAGCTTGGGTATAGACTCGTAGTTGCAGACATAGATGTGGGCTTGGTTACGCAGGAATGCCCGTTTGCCAGCAGGAGAGCGCAGATTCGCCACCTTCATCCATTTGAAGTCGTCCCACCGCTCGACCTCCAAAGGCCATGTTAGGTTGGCTACGCGCATAGGAGCCAGGACCAGAGCGCCGATGGTCTTCTTCTGGTGGAATAGCTTGTTCAGTGCGTTGAGCGTCGCTGCGGTCTTACCGATACCCACGCCGACGAAACCGAGGGCGTGTTCGTGGTCGAGCAGGTGCTGGGTCAACAGATCCTGTGGTTCTGAGGAGGGGAACTTCATCAGCAGAAATCAATTTTCTTTTCTAGCAGTTTCCGAATGAAGGCTTGTCCACCTTCGACGGTGTCACACCAAGTCACGTTGCAGTTATGTGATGCGAGCAACTCCATTTCTTTCATCTGTAACGTCGTCGGCTTTTTGCCTGCGGCTTTCACTTCGAGAAAACCGATCACGCCTTGCGGGGTGATGATCATTCGATCCGGCACGGCTCGGCGTGCAGGGCTGGTGAACTTCAGATACAGGCAACTGTGTTTCTTGGCGAAGTCACCGATCTTGCGTTCGATGTCTTTTTCAAGCTGGGGACCGATGCTTTTCATGGCTTCACCTCCTGGATTTGAGCATTCTTCTCTAAGCGCTCGATCCACTTTGGAGCCGAGCACCGGACTAGGACATACGAAACCAAGGCAAAAGTGAACCCGAGCAGGAACACAGGTGGAACGAAGTTCGTAATAATGCGGTTGAGTTGTTGGCGGAGGTCGGGTTTCATGGCTTCCCTACTTCCGACTCCAAAGCATCTGCAAACTCATAAGCTTTTCGAGCCCACTTTTTAGCGTCAACTCGGTCTCTGTTAATATGTTCAGGTGTTTCACTCTGAATCATGGCGACAAGGATGCTGTGAGCTTTTTCTTTGCGCTCGCTGGTCTCATAGTTTTCGTTAAAATGCACCATGCGACGAAGCTGCTCATTTTCATCTTCCAAAGATTCTATCTTACGCTTGGAATTTGCGACTACTTCTTTGAGAGCAAAGACTTCAAACTCTAGTTCTTTTACTTTAGTTTTTCTTTCGTCTCTCATTTCTTCTACTTGGGATGCTAGGCTCATATTAGTTCACTCCTTCTAGTTTAAGTTGCTGTTCTGCGTCCATCTCCGCTTGGTTTTCCGCTGAGCACAGTTCCTGAAAGCAAGGGAACAGGATCAGGTGGTTCACCTGTGAGATGGCGTCGTCGAGTGCGTTGTGGTGCGTTCCAACGCGCTCGGGCATCTTGATGTGTGGATACATCGCTTTCAGGGTGCGGTAGCAGCGGTCGTTGTAGAACTTCCACGAAGCCTGCATCCCGACTGCGTCGTAGGCAGCTTTCAGGATTACATTGTCGAAGTTGGCTCCGTTGCCCCAGAGTTCAATGACGTTGCTTGGGTAGCCTAACCATTCAGTGAAAGAATTGAGAACGTCGTCTATAGCGAAAGCCTCTTTCTGAAATTCAGAACGAGCTTCGTCCGACTGACGCATCCACCATTTGATTGTCTCGATGTCGATGAGCATCCCAACATCGACGCAGCTTTGCAGATCAATACGCATGTAGAACGGCTCACCGTATGGTCCGTTTTCGTCGAACTTAGTGGCTCCGATGGAGGTGATAACTCCGCCCGGACGGGTCGAAAGTGTCTCCAGATCGACCATGACTTTTGTTGTTTTCATATCGTTATTTCTTGGTGTTTGGGTTGTAATCCTATTTCAGTTTCTCGAAATTGTCCAGATTCATTTCTGATAAAATTCAACCTCCCCACCTTCAGCGGCAAGAGGCATTCCTTCGGCCCACGGAGGTAACTTGGTGAGGCACTCGACGAAGTGTTCGGCTGACTGCCCAGCAAGGGGGTCGTACTCGGAGAGAGCTTCGTCGTGGATCAACGCGACGATCTTGTATCCTGCTCGGGAGGCGTTGATAGCTCCATAAGCCATGAAGTCAGCCGCGATTGCCTGCGTGGCATTTTCCACCAACGAGCCCCCATAAGTAGCGACTCGTCCCCAGATTGCTTTCATCGGTATCTGTCCGAAAAATGTGATCGCTTCAGACATCCGCGCTTTTGGGTACTTTTGCTTAACTTTAGCAATCTGTTCAGGGGATGGATTGAACAGTTTCTTCTGCTCGGAGCTAATGACTTTTCGGGTTTGAACGGTGTTACCTGCTTCATCAACACCATCCTCCCATGTGACTTTCTCTTCTTTCCAGACAAGTTGGGGGGTAAGCTGGGGCTGTGGGTAGGCCAGCTTCCTGCCGCTGGGGAGACGCATGAACAAGTAGTCCATGCCTGCGGTCTTGGTTCTGAAGAAACCGCAATCTACGCCAAACGAGTAAACTTTGCCTGGGTTTCTGATAGCGTTTTTGGCCGCGTCTTCTGTAGTTCTCCAGTGTGTTACGATAGCAGGACTGGCTTCTCTCCAGTATTTGATAATGTCTGGGAGTTCTTCTTTGGTCAGCCCATTTTTCAAAGCCCCCATACGTTCAAGAGCGCCTACTCCGCCCCCGAAGCCACAAGCCAATTCGGCCTGCTTCCCTTTTTGGCGGAGAGGGTGCTTCTCCCCGCGAGACTCGTACGCGTCGAAATCAGACATAGGCACGTTGAACATCATGGATGCAGACGCTTCGTAAATCTTGCCGTGTGTCTTGAACACGTCGAGCCTCCACTTCTCCTGCGCCTGCCATGCAATGATCCTAGCTTCGATAGCTGCATAATCCGCGTCCAGCATCGGGCCTCTGTCTTGGATAAAATGCCTGATACATGACGAGACAACCTCAAGAGGTGGTCCATATACCAACTCAAGCCATTTGCGATTGCACCCAGATATTATGTCTGCGTACGCTTTACCTGTGAGTTTCTTGAGGTATTCAGCAGGTCTCTTGAAATTTTGAGGTTGGACAAGTGAAGCACTCCACCTCCCTGTCCCAGCGCCGTGATAAGTCAATGTTCCTCGGACACGGTTATCTTGCGGTCCAGCGCAGTTGATCATTGCTGGGATCTTTTTTAAGGAGGCATAATTGACCCGTTTCTTCAGTGTCAGTGCTCGTCCAAGTGGAGTTGAGTCGTCGAACTCATCATCTTCAAAAATCTCCTCTAAAGTGTCAGCTCGGAGATTGTCGTGCTTGAAACCATTTGCCCGTAGCCACTCGACTACCCGGTCTCGCTGTGTGTGCTCAAACCCTGTGAGATTCCTAAACTCTTCTGCAAGAGCCTCGGTCTCCTCGTTCACCAGTTTCTCCGCTTTCCGCAGAGCGTCGAGGTTCACGGGAAAGCCACGACAGTTGATCTCTATATCGAGTAGGAAAGTTTCGAGAGGAAAGCCAGTTAGCTCGAAGTCTTTGAGGGTCTTGTGGATCTCTTGCTCCGTGCGTACATCTTGCTTACAATATTCCACGAACTCTCTGAATGCCTCCGGCTCGTCAGTAGGTTCGATGAACTCACCCTTCCTTTTCCCGACGTTTTGCGGGATTGAGAACTTACGGATCAGGCTCTTACCTTTTGAGTCTTTTAGGTTCGTGAGTTTCAGCGTCTCCGCCAGCTTCTCCAAGCTAGCAGGCAGCGCAGCACGTCGGCCCATAGCTGCGGTGCAACGCCATTGGTGGTGAGCAGGTGGTTTGAAGCCAGTGGTCTTTTCCATGAGTGCGTCGAGTACAGAAATTTCAAACTGCGCGTTGTGACTGTAAACTACGGAATCTGGGTGGGAGAGTTTTTTGAGAAGAGTTTCAGCTTTGACACTGTCGGCAGCAAACAGACCGTGTCCGAGATCCGGAACCCAGATCAGCGGCTCCCCATCTCCCTCTGCCACCGCAATGCAGAGTATGGATGTGCTGGCGTCCCTTGCATATCTATGCGCGCCAACGCGCTTCAGGTCAGCTCTGGATCTCGTTTCGATGTCAACGTGGATTGAAGGCATAGTAAATTTGAGTGTCTAGAAAACAGAGGTCAGCGCGGCAGGATTTGAACCTGCGATGTCGGAGGGTCTCTCGTTTGCACGATAACTAGGCTCCTGTGCTTGACCTCGCTCCACGCGCTGACCTCTGTCTTCAAAAAGTGAGCCGCCACATTGTCAGCAGGTTGCTCAGTCTCTTGTGCAGGCATTTGATACCCGTGAGTTATACTGCCTCCCTCACACAGGTTTTCTACCCGTCCGCCGCTCTTTTCGGTTTATGAGCCGTTTTAGATCGCTGACACGGTGTTGGACGTTTGACCGTCACGGGAGGAAATTGGTTTACTTTCCGAGGTCCGACCAAGCTGTCACCAGATTGACCGGAGTAACGACCCCAATTCCATGTAGAGCTTCAGCTTTGTAGGGTGCCTCAAAATCGCAGTTCACGAATTTGTACAGGTTGGTGAACCAAGACGTAGCGGCGAACAGAATCCACAGAAGAACAAAAATGCGTTTCATATTGCTGAGTAAGAAATTGGTGAAGCCGTGCATTACGCCCCGAAGCCTGTAGTGTGGGATAAGAATAAATAGAACGCTTATGCACGGCTTCAACTTGGTTTAGACATCGTCTCCTGAGTCATCGGACTCGTCGGAGAACACGTCTTCTGCGCGTATCCATCTTCCGCCAGTGCCTAGAGGATCGCCGTCCTTGAGGAACTGGATAGCCTCGAAGCCTGCGAACAGGCCGCGACCACCGTTCTCCGTGCCGTAGAAACGCACGACGACTTTGGCATAGCAGCCGGAGTAGGGCTTGTTGTCTTCCGCAGCGAGTGGCGTGCGACCGTCTGTATCGACAATAACAGGGCGATTCTTGTTGCTGGCGGAGACGACTTTCATGCCTGCGTAAGCAGGTTTGATCTCGTCGTCCTTGTCAGTGTGGGTATTGCCATCAGAAACACAGAAGCGTTTTGGGTCTTTCCAAGTAAGCGGGTATTTCTTCCACTTGTCGAGGGAGACGTGCTTCACAGCGGCGTCGATGGATGCAATGGAGGCTTTGTCTTTGGGATCGACGATGCAGGTGATTTTGTACTTGGGATTGCCTTGGTTGAGTTGTCCCTCGAACGGCTTGAAGCAGTGGAGGTAATCGACGCGGCATTTAATGATGGCGGTTGCTGGATCAGACATAGCGGTATCAGTATTGTAGTTTGGATTGAGTGTATAAGAGGCGCATTGTTGCGCTTTAACGAAGTAACTTTAGTTCGAGAAACGGAAACTGTCAAGAGGATATTTAACAGAAATCTTCAGCTCCCGTTTCATCGGAAAACACGTTCACCAGATTCTCCGATCCATAGACAGGTCGTGGATCGTCAATCGAAACGAGCGTCGGCCCGCCCTCCGGCTTGACGATGAGTTTCTGGATGACGCTCCACTCTTCTTTCTCGAAGTCGTGCTCGAACTCAGAAACTTGTGTCGGTGTGATCAGATCTTCGGTGATGATGTCTTCACGTTTTAGCTTGGTCAGCAGCTTCTCTTTAGCGAGATCAGGGTTACCCCATTTACGGTGCCCGCCTTTGCCTTTGACTAGCTTCAAACCGGGTAGAGCTTTTCCGTTGAGGGCCATCGAAGTTGCATATTTCTCAGCAGAAGATAACCACTTCTTGATGTCGTCGATCTTGAGCACGATCTTGGAAAGCACGTCGTCGGGGATACTGTCAGCTTTCGGCAGCTTCGGCACTTCTCCGGTCGTGATCGTCTCCAGTGGTGTGTCGTCGAGGAGCCACTTTGTCCGAGCCTCGCAGAATGACTCGCAGGGGCAAAACTGACAGGTCTTGGTGCCTGGGCGAAACTCCAGTGTGAGAGCTTTGGCTTGGATGTCTTCAGCAGGCCCTAGAACTCGGTCATCGGTGAACTGAACAAGCTCTTTGTAGTCGATGGTCCAAGTGCTCTGCTTGTCTCCCTGACGCACTCGCGGCTGGTAAATGTGCATGTGGACGGTTTCAGGCTTGAGCTTGAGTTGCTCGATCATTGACCGGGCGTAGATTGCCATCTGTATGTTCTCGAAGGCGGATACAGCCACACCTTGACCGTATTTGTAATCTGCGATGTGGACTCCGTCTTCTGCAATGCAGCAGAAGTCAACTTTGCCTGTGCCGGATGCCGAGTAGAACAGCTTTACTGTCAGTTCACTCCACCATAGGTCGTTCATGCCTGTGCGTTTGATATGCTCAGTCGCTCCGGGAGCTTTCTTATCAAGACAGAAATCGACGAACGCTTGCCCGTGTTTTTGCATGTCTGGCGTGGCTTTAGCAGACAACTTTTTCTTGTTGAATAGATCTTCAACTGCTGAGTGTGCGAACGTCCCTTCAACCGAGAACTCGGTATCTTGTGGAGGTATGCGGTCTGCATTGGCTACAACGTAGTGCGGCTGGGCTGTGCATTCGGTCCATGTCGATGCCGACGAGGCGTGGATTTTTAACTTGGAGTATCGGGATGTGCTCATGTTTTATCATTACAGGTTGGTTTTTGCCAAATGATCGCAGTGCCCTCGGGGTCGTACTCCGTCATTTCAACTGCTAGCTGATGGTTTTGCCGGTCAACCCACAGCTCGACGGTTAGTTTGACATCTGGCAGGGCGAGTAGTTCGCGAGCTACTTGGTGAGTAGTTTTCATCTTTTGAGTTCGATATGCAGAATTGAACCCGGTGTTTTACTCTGCACAGCGTGGATGTTTGACCATTGAAAGCCAACATGCACAACGAGGGCGACCCACAAGGCAAACATAAAGGCGATGAAAGAGACAAACAGGTTAGGTAGGTGTTTTGAGATCATTGTGTTTTTTGCTGTTGAGGCCTCAAGTATAGTTTCAGAAAATCGAAATGCAACTACTTTTTATTGTACTGCCAAAAGGCGCAGATCCGAAGACCTGCGCCCGATGACGGCAGAACGGTTTAGACTTCCTTCTGGTCCTCTTCGTTGGCGGCAAGATACTCACGGATCTTGGCCTCCATCTGACGCAACATAGTTGGGTCAGACATCTCGCGGGTCATCTTCTCGAAGCCAAGTGTGGTGTTGCGGAAATCAACAAGCAGCTTGGTGTATTTGGTGTCCTTGAGGGGTTTCATCAAATCGACGAGTTCAGAGCCGGACATATAAGGCTCCTCTAGGATGGATGGCGCTGGTTCTGGCGTTGGTTCAGGAGCAGGTGCTGCCTCAGCTTTTGCCTTGGGGCCGCGCTTCTTGGGTTCTGGTTTGTCTTCTGTTTCGACAGGTGCCGATGTAGGTTCACTGACTGGAGCAGAGCAGCCGCCTTTGGCAGCGGTGTTGCGGTCGATAGCCTCGATCAGAGGCTTGATGAGAGTTTCAAAGATGTCGTTAAGCAGGGTATTCATAGGTTTGTCTGTATTTGTTTTTTGTTGTGGGTTTTCTGTCGCAGGTTGTGCTGCTACTGGAAATTGTTTTGTGTGTTCTGCATAGGCAGTCCAATAAGCGTCGGAAAACTCGCCGCCACGTTCATTTGCGACATGTATGAGTAGAAACACGCTTTCTTTGTCGCGAAAGTCGTCACTCTCCCATTTCGCTTGGAACAGGCACTTGCGGTAAAATTCAATAGTGAAGTCAGCGGGTTGCATCAGCAAAAGTCCTCCTCGTCGTTTTCTGGTTTCGGTTCTTTTCCTTCCAGTCGATCTCTCGCGATCTGGAACACTTCTGCGGGCATCTTTCCATCGAACTTGCCCTGCTTGATCCAGAGGTATCCTCTCATGCCGTCGATCATCGGTCGGCCCGGAACTCGCAGAAAGTGCTCTTCTCTGAGCAACTTACCAATACGTTGCGGACTCTCTTTGACCCCTTCCATGGTGAGTGCTACTGAGAGGCTAGGTTCCCAGATCATGTCATCTCTGAGCAGCGGTGACTCGGACTCGCGGATGGTGCGACGGATCGCTGAGGTGGCCTCGTCTGCGGAGTCTTCGATCATCTCTTCAAGATACTTGGTCTTAGGAGCACGACCGTTGGCGTTGAAGCTCGGACTGATTTCCCACGTCTCGAAGAAGCTGCGGAGCCCGCCTCCAAGGTTAGCCAGCATCCCGAACATGCGGTCGAAGTATCCTGGGCCGAGAGCAGCTACCTGTTCTTCTGTCTGAAGTTTGAGCTTCAGGACGAAGTAGCGTCGGCTACCTGACATCACCGCGAGCGCGTCGTGATGGTTGGTGAACATGATGTAGTTGGTGATGTTCCGGCATTTCTTGGTGTCAGCATGTTTCCGATTCACTGGGACGAAGTCGTCTGTGACCAGATCCTTCAACTTGTTCATCACGTCATGGCGGTTGTGTCCCGAGATGCGGACTTCCCCAATAACTGTAATTTGAGATCCGACTGCCCACTCATTCCAGTTGCCTCGGATAGCCTCGTTGTTGACGTACATGACGTTCTCTTCCCCGAGAAGCGTTCCGAGCAGGAGAGCCAAGAAGGTCTTTCCGCAGCCTTCCGCTCCTTGGAACAACGGAGCCCAACGGCATTTTTTACCTGGGTGCTGGACGTGGTAAGCGATGTAGTCGAGCACGACTCTCTGATACTCAGTCTCGATGATCAAGTTGCGCAGATGCTCTTGGAATATAGCTCCAGCTGCTTCAGCGTCAGACGCTTTGGGTTTTACGTGGCAAGCCCGGTAAGTGTTCACAAGTTTGAGACCGTTTGCGTCTTCGCTGTAAATTTCTTTGGGTGAGGTTGGATCATAGGTTGTGTCGTCAACGACCGGACACTCAATCTTGTTGAGCAGGTATTGGTGAGGGAGAATCGGCGGGACATACAGAGCGGCATCGGAAGTGTCTTTTCCCTGCGATTCGAGTTGCTCTGCGGTGTTGAGCAGGAAGCGAGAATACTCAGCGTTGAATGCTTCTTTCGTTCGCCATTGGTGAGAGGCTGGACGGAAAAACTGCTCACGACAGGCGACGTAATACCATCCTTTCGTCCAAGCGGGGTCTTTCTTGATGGACTCTTCCGGCGCTTTAGACTTGAGTTGCGCTTTACGGAGCTTGTCGAGGTCTTGACGGAGATCTCCGAGGCGTCCTTTTTCCCCGATCTTGGTGAGTGCTCGCAGAATGGAGTTGAGCAGGGTGCCTTCCTCGACGTGAGTCAAAATCGGCAACTGGGCGATCTTTTCCAACGCAATATGCGTCATCTCATGGAACGTCTTGGCAGTGTCGTTGATCCAGTCGTTGACGACTTTGAAGCAGTCTTCTTTGACCTTTCCTGCGTTCCAGCCTGCGTCCGCCGCACGTTTGATGAGGGTACGGATGGTGACGGGGACTCGACCTCTTGGGGTCGTATAGACTTGGTTCCACTTCGCCAGAGTTCCGTCTGGGCCAGGATAACCATCGCCTTCGCCAGACCACTTATCAAACAGTTCGTAGGCTGCGTCTTCCTGCTCAGTATCTGAGTATTGGTGACGGAGTGCGCAGCATACTTCAAACCACTCTTGATAGCCGCAGTTCGGTGACAAGCTGTTGAGGGCTTCCACGACATCTTTGAACTCGACCCCCATCAGCGGTGCTCGGAGGTATTCGAGTCCGTCGTCTTCGCTGTAGGTCTTCTTGTTCGACTTTTCGGGATTGATTGTCGAGTCTTGAATGTCTGAGAGGGTGAAAGCGTCACCCTTCAGGAAGCTGACCACCATGGGGTGCTCTGAATCAGGATCTTGATCCAAGAACAAGCTCGGACAGATCATCGGCTGGTTCGGAGTCAGAGACTCGCGAGTGATGTTCGCCAGTCCAATTCTCGTCGCAATGGTTTTGACGGCTGCTGGGTAAGCCTCCAATGTGATATTGTCTGCATCCACCACAATCCTCATACGAGGGCTGGCTGGCGTCGAGCTTGCCGTCGTGTAGGCTGCGAAGTTGAAGGGCCGCATAGACTTCAGCAGGATGTCTGGGTTCGCCAGAAATGGAGCCGCAGGGCTGGTGCCGCCTTTCTCGGTGTCTAAGTCGAGGAAAAGCAGGTTACAGCAGTTCGGCTTCTCAGCGAACTGACGCTCGCGACTGGTCTCGTCGTCTGCATAGACGCAGGCAACAAGGTAGGTCGTGTCTTTTGCAGACAGCCTCGCAGCTTTACCTTCTGACGTGTCAGAAGGCAGCTCATTGTATTCCTTCCGTGTCAACTGTAGCGGGACAGCGGTGTCGAGATGCTTGCGTACAAGCTCTGCGAACGTCCGTGCTGCCGACGCTTTGACACGGTTGCTCTTGACTGAGCTACCGTAATAATATCTGGGCATGTGGGGCTATGCTCCCGTCAAGGTGTTGAGGGATACTCTGAGTGCTCTGGCGAGCTTGATCAGAGTGGTCGTGTTTGGCTGGCGAATACCGTTCTCAATGTCTGAGATCGTTCCAATACCAACGTGAGCCTGCTCATGGAGCGTCTTGAGCGTCATTTTTCTCCACGCTCGGATTTTCAGGAGACGTTCTCCAAGGGGCAGATCAGGTGATAAATTCGGTTTAGCCATAAGTTGTTCGGGTTATCGAAACACCGAATGAGAGGTAGGTCAAGCGGAATCTCGGCTGTTTAAGAACCGTTGTATCTCTTGTTCGATATTTTCATGTTTTTTAAAAGCTCCCCTATCCTGCAATCGAAGAAAGAAACAAACCGCTTGGTTCATATCATCGCGAATAGACTGCCAATCTTGGTCGGGTAGCGATCCGTCTTTTTGCGCTTTTACACGAAGTCGGTCGATGTTTAGAAGTGGGTCGTGAATCATAAATTGTTCTGGTTATCGAAAACACCGAATAGAGGGTATGTCAAGAGGGATTCAATCAACTTCTGTCTTGTTGAGAAATTCCTCAATATCCTCCGCAATAAATACCGTGTCGGTACCTTCAGATATTCGGAGTAGAATGGCGCGGGCTTCGTTAAGTGTAGTCTCCAATTTCTGTGCGAAGGAGGCGAAGACAACTTCGTATTCGCCAGCCGTGCCCTTAATCTTCAGGACTGCTTTATCCGTACGGGGAGTGTCGAGGGCTAGCCGCTTTATTTCAGGTGGTGTATGGTGAGGCATAGCTGTAATCCTCTTTCAGTTTATCGAAACTATCAAACGAAATCGTCTTCCACCTCGACTTTCTTCGTCGCAGGTATTTTGGCGATCAGGATAGTGCGCCAGCCGCCGTGCTGCCCGAGGGAGACGCGATCTAGGAGAGCGACGTTTTTGCCTGAGTTGGTGAGTTTGACAATGGATTCGTTCACTTTGGGCAAAGCCAGGTGAGTGATCTCAGGATAAACGGTGTAACCTTCAGCTTCGGGGAATAGCCAAACGTCACAGTCTGGTGCGGCTCGTCGCATCTCAGCGACTTTGTTTTTTAGGAATTGGTCGGCGGTGTCCATATTAAATGTCTTTGTTGTGGATGAACGTTTTAAGTTCGTAGGTTATCTCGTTGCAGAGTTTGTCGTGATCGGTGGCGTCTGGCGCTCCGTCAGCGTAGGTTTCAGTCTCGTAGTAGATTTTACGGATGACTTTTTTCATCGCTGCGAGTTCTTCAGCCATCGCATTGCAGGCAGAGCAAGAAACCGTGCGGCCTGACAGCGCGGCTTTGGCGGCGTTGAGTTCGCGCATGGCGTGTATCTCTGCCACCATCATGGCCTCAATCTCCGCGCGGTGCCTGTTGTTGAGGATGGTTAGCACTTCCAAGAGTGTCATGCCTTGTTCGGCAAAGCGATTCCACTCCATGAGGTTGATGAGGTCGGGAGCTTCTGCGCCAGATTCTCGCTCGTCTTTGCGCTCGATTGCCGATTGATTTAGTTTTTTCATTGTTTCTTCAAAAATTCCCTAGCTGTTTCCTGTGCAAGTTTCCATTCTGCGCGCGCCTTGAGCGCTGACTCTTCGGTGCAATAGGCTTCCATTTCTTCGGCTGCGTATTCCTCTGAAGTGTATCCAGCTGCATCCTTGCGAATTACCATCAAATCATGCGGGTAAGGGTGTTCCAGCAGGTCGGCGATGATTTCCTTCGCGGCGTTGAGTTCGCGTTCGAGTTGGCGGGAGAACTCGCCATCAACAAGATCTTTCTCCATTAGCTTTTTTCGGCCCGCATATTCGGCATAGACATCAAAAGACTTGTCATCTGTTCTCGGTGTGTCGCTCATGGCTCTTCGTCTTCTTCGATGAAAGTGAACTTGATAAAGTGGATGGGCTTCCCGCAATGGTGGCAGAATTTATACCCACTCTCGAATGGACGTGCGTATTCAAATACCATGGGTTGATTGCAGGACGTGTTCCAATAGCCGTCCTCGTCCTCTTTCCAGTCGCAGTGTAGTGTGTCGCTCATAGCTGCTCCCCTTTCGCTTTGGCGATTGCTGCCTTTACTTTGTCTTGTAGCCAGAAAGCTGCCGATCCGTTCCACTCGAAAAGGTCACTACCCATGATGGCTTCCAAAGCCTCAAGAAGATCAGGAGCGGCGGCGTTTAGGCGGACTACTGGCTCGGAGTTCGTGGATTCGTAGGCGGAGAGGGCTTGGCGTGCAATACAACGCATGTCATAAGCACGCATAGAAAGCTCATGCATACTCGGAGGCTCTGGGTTCTCGTAAAGTTTCGCAGATGAGTCCAATGCCGTCGCCAGCATCTTCGCCAGCACCTCCCGCTTTGATAGCTCCACACTTTGCCTCTGGATCATCTGAACGTCTCTGGCTGATGCTGCGAGGTGTGACTCTCTGGCTTCTGCTAGACGTTCTAGGAGTTGGTCAAGCTCGCTTTTCTCGACAAGCTGAATCAGCCTGTCGCCGTCTTGGTATGGGTATGTTTTCATGCTGGTTGTAAACAGTTGGTTGGGATTGAAACTGTTTTGACTTCTCCGAGACTGTCATACGCGCAAAGGAAATTATGCCCTATGTCTTGCATGACTGTCATCTTCGGCCCGCCGCTCTTGAGCGTTACCACGTCGCCGACTTTAGGCGTCCATTCTGGCAATGAAATTGGTTCCGTTACCAAAGGGGTTGGCGCTGGCTTCTCGGACGGCTCAGGCAAGCGGATGTCGGCGAAAAGAACGTCTGAAGGATGTTTTGCTATTGTCCCAACTCCAATGTCGTCGCCGTATTTTGAAAAATGATACCTCACGCACCCTTCCGGCACTGGTCCAGCTTCAGCGACGGAGCGGAGTTGGGAGAGCTGAAGTTCATCAGCTATTGCGTTTGGTTTTTGAAAAAGCTGTTCTAATGAAATGCGCTGCGTTTCACACTGCTCAGGTAGCGCGGCGAGAGCGGCCTTGATGAGGTCGAGTCGGGCGCTTGCTTCCGCTTTATAGGTGCTTGGCATGGCGGCTGTGTCGATAACGAGACTTGTCCCGACTTTTCCCCGATGTTCTCGGCGGATTTCTATGCAAGCCTCGTCAATAGCGGCCTGAAGTTGGGTGTCTGTGTAGTTGTGTTTCATAATGTTAAGCGAAGTCTGGGTCGTTTTGTTGTGTGTGTTTGCGTCGAAGGAGAGTGATATAGGCCGGACTGCATCCGAGGCGCTCGGCGTTGGATGTTTGAGAGAGTGACCAGTCGAGCAGGCTCAGATCGTACTTCTGGGGGCGACCGGAGCCTGGACTGCGTGGTCCTTTAGTCTTGCCGTGAATCCGACGGTATTGTCCTACTGTCGCAGACGTGGCTTTGTATTTGGTACCGAGCGCTTGGTTGCTGTTATGCTTCCATTCTTGGTCGGTGATGACTTGGAGGGGGGAACTCATGGTTCAGTCGTTCTGCCACCACAAAGGGCGACGGGTTGTGAGTTGTTGGATGCGTTGATCCTGCTTTTTCTTCCGTTCATCGCTTTGCCTCCGTTTCCGGTCTTCAATGGTAGCGAATAGACGGTCGAGTTTGAGTTGTAGAGGGTCGGGTTCTGGGATCATATTTTCAGAGATTTTACTCTTTCGATTTCCTGAAATCAAGAGACAAAAGTTTTTTTTATTCGTTCACCGCTTTGGTTCGTCGTTTTCGAGTTCAGGGTTGCTGGGTGACGGTGTGGATTGAGTTACAGATTCAGGTTCAGGCAACCACTCCAGTTTCCACCGGAAAAAGTCCGCTGTGAACCATTGCCTGCCGTGTCGCGGGCGTTTTGGATGCCTGAGCGGGTAGCTTGAATGCAGCTCCTGGGTGTGTTCGTCCTTGTATAAGGTGACAGGTCCGCCCTTCTCGCGCTTGGCGTAGAGCGTCGGGTGCTTGGTTTCTAGGAAGCGTTTCGAGTATTTAGGCATGATCGTATGGTTTTAGGCTGTTCACCGCTTTGGGTCGGTGTTTGTTTAGGGAGGCTTAGACCGTTGATCCAACGAACAGGTATTGAGTATCTGTTCACTCCGTTTTTTATTATGTAGGCTGCGGCCCAATGTCGCATGAACATATACAGCTTGTCGCGCCCTTCTTCACTTCTCAGGGTGGTACGAAACCACTTATTGTGCTGGTATATTGTTTCTGCTTTCTCCACTAGATGCGCCGTTACTTGGTCCGTTAGCTGCTTGGCTCCTGTGATTGCATACACCTCCGCGCCTACGCTTTCAGCGATGAGCCAAGGAATAAGTGGGGTTTCGTCTTCGATGATGTATTTCTTTTTCATGGGTGTAGGGCGTTCACCGCTTTAGGTCGGTTCTTGTTGGTTGAATTGAGTTAGTTGAAGCTAGGGGGCGGGTTACAGAACCACGCACCCGGTGGCGATATTGACCAGCTCCAGGCCGCGTCCGAAGTCGGTCACGTCGTACAGGTTGCCTTTTTCGTCCGTGATTTTGACAAAATCGCCGTCGCCTCGTCGCATTTTTTCGCGAGTCTGCTTGATATATCGCGGGCAGGTGGATTTTATGGTGCGTGTTTCACTATGGTAGTGGTTTTTGATTATGAGTTTCATGCTGGGATGGTGTCGTTTTCTAAGTGTGGACTTTCCGTTCACCGCTTTGGGGCGATCTTTGTTTTTGGTTCTAGGTTGATCGTACCTTGCCAGTCAGTCACAGACTACCGCGTCAGGAGCCACCAAGCGGCAGCGATTACAGCGCCCCAGGTGGTTAAACAGGCCAGGAGTAGGGGAAGGAGGCTTGCACGCTTTGGCGCGTGGCGCTTTAATACCTGCTGAATGCGATCTTCGGAAACGTCCCGGTGCCAGAGATGGCGCTTGTCCGTGATTCGTACCGCCGGGGCCGGGGCCGGTGGCGCTGGATCTTCTGGCAGATAAGACGGGTTTCCAGTCTCACGGGGAGAGTTTCGGCCTTTTGAGGCTAGGCTGAGACGTAGCCGGAAGCTGGCCCGCTGGATGTGGAGAGGGGAGGATGTGGAGTTCACGCGAGTACTTGAGCTAGGTTCTCGATTTTGATGTGAAAGGTGCAAACGGTACCCTTGTCGCCCTGCCAAACGTACGTACCTTCTTCGTGGAGTTTGTATTCGTTAGGTACATAGCTACTTTGGGCAGAAACCCGGCGCATGTAGCTTTCTCCGGCTTTCGTGCCTTCCTGCTTGGCTAGCCTCTCTACTTCGCGCATGGCGCTATTCCAGGCTTGTTTCGTGGCTACGTGTTCACCGTTTAGGCTTATGGAGTATTTAGGACGTGTCATGGCTGTTATTTTGAAAATGCTATTTCACCTTTTTGGTTGCGTTTGGCGCTTGTCACCGTTGAGCGGTCCAGTTTCGGACCTCTGTACGTGACCGTGTACCATCCTGAGTGAATGCGCTTGATTCCGGCGGCGTGCAGGATTTCGGAGTTGTCGCCAGTGCTGGCGTTTAGTTGCATGGTTTTCATGGATTTAGTGCGTGGTTTTCCGTTCACCGCTTTGGGGCGGAGTTTGGAACTGGTTTCTAGGTGTTTGAGTGTCGGGGGCGGGTTATAGAAAGGGGGTTTAGCAGCCTAGTTCAAAATAGATCTTTCCTTCATCGCTCTTAAAAAGGTGGCTGGAGATTCGGCCCGCTTGTGACTGCGTTTCATATTCATGCCAATCTATCTCACCTATGGAATCAGCGGAAGGATAGCAATTAGGCCGATAGTGCGTGCTTGCAGCGTCCTGATAAGATTCTGTCCTAGTTTCAAATGGTCCGGTTTCCTCGTCTGGCGTGGATTCATGGTCATAGTACCACGCCCCCGGCTCTTTTTCGTAAAAAGTCACTCCCTCGATAATCGCGGGCGCTTCTCTGGTGTCGCCTGCGATCCATTGCAGGAAAAGCGCTTGCAGCTCGTTCTCATTCCAGGCCGCGATTTCTTCTTCACTCCACCCGCCGCTATCTTTCACAAAATCTCGGAAAGCCTCAAACTCCTCTGGAGTCTTGAGCAGTGGGCGAGGTCCGTTCATGGCTGCGTTCCATGTTTCAGGTCCTGCGTTCTCTCCTCCCTCTGCGCGGGAGTGTGAGAAGGTGAACATATCCTTTTCAAGTAGTTGTGTTATTTCGATTTCCATAATATTCTATTTTCTTTGGTGTCGGGTTTCTTCGGGCCGCGTTTGGCCTCGCTACTGCCCCCAAAGATGTAGAGTCTAGGGGGCAGGGTGCGGGGTCAATTATTCGGCTTTTTTATGCTTCGGAGGCCTCCCGCGTTTGATCGGCTTAAACTGCGACGATTCGCAGAAATCCGCCACTTTTTTAGCGGCTTGGATCATTTCCGCGATGGCCTGAACTGAAAAAGGATTCGGTACTTTTTCGGGGTTCTCGCATGAAAAAACCTTCATGCGATTGGTACCCAGCATTGCGGCCATGTGGAGTACCGAAAGACCCGCTCGGGATCTCTCTTTTGCTAACAGTTTGCCCAGCTCTACACGAATGGTTAAACTGTCTTCTTTGTACTTGTTTTCCGCTTCCGTAAGTGCTGCGCGTGCCTGCGCTTCTTTTTCCAGTAGTGATTCGAGGATGTTCATGGTTTTTTTTGTGTGCGGGGGCAATTAGTCGGCATCACAGTATTCTTGATAACCTTCCCCCGTTTTGAGCCACAAAGCGGCTAGGGCGGATTTTATAGGACTCCAGCCGTATTCAGACTGTAATGCGTGGCGGATTGCGGTCTGACTGTGTCGCTTGGCCTGTTTTCGGGCGTCGCTGAGGTTGCCATTTATGAGGTTTTCAATTAGTGCGTTCATGGTTTTACTTTGTCCAGTGTTTACAAGCGCGGGTTGAAATGTAAAAGCGGGCGGAGGTGTCCGAAATCTGGTATTCTTTGACCATTTCCCGCGCTTCTTTGCGCGTGTCGAATTGGTCCACGGTTTCCAGCTCTTTTCCGTCTTTGCGTTGGATGTAGTACATAGTTTTTGGGTGTTTGGTTTAGAGCATATCGGCGAGCGCTCCAAAGCGCTGGATCTGTGCGGGTGTGAGACCAAGGGCGCGAAGTTTTGGGCCGATAGCTTGGCAATCCTCGTAAATGCGGTGAGCTTTCCGGCTGTCTTCGTCGAATCCGAAGTTGCTGCACCAATCCGGGAAACTCTCCTGCG